GACCGCCGGCGGTCAAGCGCTCTGCCGGCATCACCTTGCCGGCGATCCGCGGCTCCTCGAAGGAGGAGCGGTTTTTGTCCGTGCCCCTGCTCTGGGGCCCGGCCCGGGAAAACTGCAGTCTGATCGACCTGCGGCCCGATCAATGCCGGTGGCCCGTCGGCCGCAATCCCGACGCGACACCCTCCACCCTCTTCTGCGGGAAGAAGCGCATGCGGGGCTTTCCCTATTGCGAGCAACACCACGCCAAGGCGGCTCCCGCGTCGCCGGCCACCCGAGGAAACCCTGATGTCGTCCCCCAAATTGCGCGATAACGTCTTGAAACACCTGCGAGAAGGCATGCCGATCGACGACGTCGCCACCAAGATGCAGGAAGATCCATTTACCGTGGAAGTGATCATGCGCGCCGCGATCAAGCAGCGCGACCTGCCGCCGGATTTCAAGCCCGGCACGAGTTTGAAGACCTCGACGGCGCCGGCGCCCGCCCCGCCCTCATTTGCGCCGCGGGCGACGACATTGGTGGCCCCGCCGCGCGCCGAACGCCCGCAGCCGCCGGCGCCGCCGCCAGTGCCGGCCGGCACCGGGCCGCAGCCGGTGATCAGCGAGGGGCCGGAAAAGTCGTTCGCGCCAGTGCCTCCCAGCGAGCAGCTCACGGCGATGCGCGAGGGCATGACGCGGGCGCTAGAGGAAAAATCCCGGCAAAACAGTCAGTTGGAAACCGATCTTAAGACCGCGACCGGCGCCCTTGCGCAGGAACAGGGTCGGGTGCGGGAACTACAGGCGGAGCTTGCCAAGCTCAAGGCGGAACTGGAGCGCCCCGACAATGAGCGCATCCTCGAATTGAAGCGCCGGGTGAACGAGCTGGTCGCCTCCTGCGAAAGCCTGACCACCGAAGCCCTCGACAGCGCCATTCGCTCGATCGACCTGGAGGCGGCATTGGAGACGCTGCGCGCCGAGCACGCCACCAACCGGGCCGAAACCGAAAAGCTGATGCTGCGCCTGGCCAAGGTCAGCGAGGAATTGGACGAGGCCAAGAACAAGCCTGTCGTCAAGACCAACGACCTGGTGGCCACCATTCTGGTGGCGGCCGGCGTCAACGTGAAATGGGAGCGCATCGCCACAGAGACCGGACTACCTCTCGTCACCGTCCAGCGCATCATCGATACCTACAAGGCCGGCCGCGCCGCCTTGCCAGGGGCTAAAGGAGCGTAAGCATGCAGCGTCAATTCACCCCGCATCGCAAGATCCTCGAAGACAAGCGTTCGATCTGGCTCTCGCGCATTCATTGCTCGGCGCCGGGCTGCCAGAATTTCAATGACATCGCGCCGGGCGGCGGGGGCGGCATCCTGCCCCCAAACATTCTCGACCAGATGTGGCGCCGGCGCGGCTGGACGGTGGGGGGCAGCAAGGACGACGACCTTTGTCCGGACTGCACCACCAAGAAATTGCGCCAGCGCGTCTTCCGCGAGCCGGAAGACAAGGTGATCGAGCTGCGCCCGCGCTTTCGGGCCGAACCGGTGGCGCCGGCCCTGAAGCTGCCGCCGCCTTTGACCGAAGGCCTGCGCCGCACGATCGTCGCCGAAATCGAGGCGCATTGGAGCGATAGCGGCGAGGGCTATGCCGGCGATTGGACTGACCGTGACGTGGCGCGCGATCTCGACGTGCCGCTGGCCTATGTCAAAAACATCCGCGAAAAGGTGTTTGGCGCCTGCGGCGAAAACCAGAAGATCGCCAAGCTGCGCGAGCGGGTGAAGGCGGCGGTGAGCCGGGCCGACGAAATGGAGGGCATCTTGACGCGCGCCCTGGACGAGTTTTGCGAATTCAAGAGTTACGTCAGCGGCTTGGTCGCCGAACTGAAAGAAGTATCTGAAAAGGTCTCATGAGCCATGGTCAGGTTGGCGCTCTCCTATGAAAGGCGAGCGAACGAGCTTTACGAAACTCCGGCGTGGGTGACGCTGGCGCTTTTGTCGAAAATGACGCTGTCTCGGCATCTGGTCGAGCCGGCCTGCGGCACCGGCAAGATCGCCGCGGTGCTGTTCCACGCCGGCCATGTCGTCTTCGGCAACGACATCGTCGACTATGGTTCGATGCACCAGAATCGCGAAAGCGATTTCCTGACCTGGCGCTCGATGCCGGAGGGTTTCGGCTCCGTCTGCGGCAACCCGCCTTATGGTCGGGGCGCGGCCAAGCTGGCGCAGCGCTTTATCGAGCATGCGCTGGGGCTGACGCGGATGCATAGCGGCCAGGTGGCGATGCTGCTGCCGGCCGATTACGACCACGCGGCGGGCCGGGCCGGGCTGTTCGGCCATCCGGCCTTTGCCGGCCAGGTCAAGCTGCAGCGGCGCATTCGCTGGATCGAAGGCTCGACGGGCTCGCCGAGCCAAAACCATTCCTGGTTCGTCTGGGATTGGCGCCATCGGGGATTGCCCTTCGTGCTCTATGCCGACGGGCGCGAACAGGGGTCGGGGGAATGGCCGGCATCGGACGCGGGCTGATCTGGGTTTTGAGTTGGCCGCTGCGCCGGCTGCAGCGCCGGCGCCGGGCGCAGGAAATCCAGACGGTGGCGAGCGCACATTACCGCACGAATTTTGTCGACGACACCGGCAAGGACACCGGGCTTACCGGCTACCATCAGGTGTTCTTTCATGTCGACGGCAATGGCCTGCGCTTCACCACGGTGGATTCCACGCACCCCTATTCGGTGAACGTGCACCCCTATGTGCGCTTCTGGCGCAAGCGCTGGAGCATGTTCGGCCAATTGCCGGAGGATGCCGAACATTACGATCAGAACGGACCGCCGGTCCCGCCTCCGCCGGCGCCGAGAAGCAAGAAAAATTTTCGCATCATTCCGGGCGGTCGCTCCTGACGCCCGGCCAGGACGTCGCCGATGGCTTCTGCAAACAAACTCCATTCGATCGAAGCCGAGCAGGCCGTGCTCGGTTCGCTCCTGCTCAACAATGGGCTCTACGGCAAGCTCGGCCGGTTTCTGCGCGCCGAGCATTTTTTCGATCCGCTGCACGGGGCGATCTTCGCCGCCTCCGAAGCCCTGCTCAACGACAACCGCCCCGCCAATCCGATCACAGTGCTGCCGGCGATCGGGGACCAGCCCTTGGGCGACTCGAGCACCAAGAGCTACCTGATCGCCCTGGTGAGCCGGCGCACCCTGTCACCGGATATCGAAAGCCTGGCGGAGCTGGTGCGCGACTATGCCGTGTCGCGCCGGCTGGCAGCGATCGGCGGCCAGGTCGCCGGCGCCGGCGAGCAGCCGCGCAGCGCGAACGAGCGCGCCTTCGATGAAATCGACATGGTGCGCGGCGACCTCGCCGGCGCGATCGACAAGCGCGAGGCGCTGGGGGCGCTGGCCGAGCGCTTTTTGGACAGTGTCGAGCGCCGGCGTGAGGGCAAGGAAGAGGTTTTGCGCTATTCGACCGGCTTGCCCGATCTCGACAAGGATCTGCAGGGGGGGCTCTATGCCGGCGAGCTGACGATCCTGGCGGGGCGCCCCGGCATGGGCAAGACGGCGCTCGCTTGTTCGCTGGCGCGGCGCATCGCCAAAACGGAAGGCGAGCGCTGCGGCGTGTATCTCCTCTCCTTCGAGGTGAACGACGAGCAGGTGGCGGCGCGCATGTTGGCCGATCAGGTCTATCGCAAGACGGATGCGCTCGGCTTTGGAAAAATCCTGAAGGGGTCGGATCTCGACGCCGAAGAAATGTGGCGGCTGGAGGAGGGGCGCGTGCTCCTGGCCAAGCTGCCCTTGATGGTGGACACGACCTCGAACCTGTCGCTCGGCCAGGTCGTCCAGCGGGTCAAGGCGGAAAAGGAGCGCCTGGCGCGCCAGAACCGCCGGCTCGGGCCGGTGATCATCGACTACCTGAAATACATTCGGGCGAGCGCCCGCTACCGCGGCCAGCGTCATCTCGAGGTCGGCGAGATCACCGCCGGGCTGCGGCAGGCGGCCAAGGATCTGGAAGTGCCGATGGTGCTGCTGGTGCAGCTCAATCGGCAGGTCGAGCAGCAGGGGCGCGGCGATCGCCGGCCGAATTTGGGGGACCTGCGCGACTCGGGCGAAATCGAGCAGGATGCCGATGTCGTGATCTTCGCCTACCGCGATCACTATTACGTGATCAACTCGCCGGAGTACCGCGCCGGCAATGCCGATGCGCTCATCAAAGCGAGCCAGGTCGAGCACGATTTCGAGGCGATCATCGCCAAGAATCGCAAGGGACCGACGCGCACCGTCATGCTCTATTGCGATATCGCCTGTTCCCACATTTCGCAGAGCGCAAGGGGTCTCGTGCTGTGACAACCATTCCCTGGGTGCAGTGGTATGCGGCTGATTTTTTGAACGGGGTGGTTGAGTTGGAAGTGGAGGAAATCGGCGTCTATGCCGTGATCCTGTGCCTGATCTACGACAGCGGCGGCCCGATCAAGGACGAGCCGGGGCGCCTGGCGCGGCGCTGCCGCAAGCGCCTGCCGCAGCTGGAAGCGCTGCTCGATCGGCTGGTGGCGCTCGGCAAAATCGAACGCTCAAACGGCCTGATCTCGAACCGGCGCTGCGCCAATGAGCTGCAAAAGCGGCGGGAAAAGATCGACAAAGCCCGCGATCACGCAAACGTGAGGTGGAAGAAAGAAACCAAAAATCTCAACGATAACAATGAAGAAAAAATGCCGGCGCAATCCGGACGCATGCTCGATGCAGATGCTTACCAGAGTCAGACTCAGAGTAAGAAGAAAGAAACTCCCCTTCGGGGAGTAAAGAAAGACGCACCGCTCCCGCGGCGCTCCCAGCTCCCCAAGGATTTCGAATTGACGGCGGAGCGCAAGGCCGTGGCGGCACGCTGGAACATTCCGTACCTGCTGGTGGCCGGCGAGTTCGAACGCTTCTGCTCGCATCACGGCAGCAAGGGCACGGTGTTCCTCGATTGGGACAAGGCCTGGGTGACCTGGTGCTCGAAGGTGATGAAGTTCGCGGAAACGGGCGGCCTGTTCGCTCCGCCCACGCCGCCGGCGAGCGCGCCGCAGGACAGCGAGGCGCTGTGGGCGAGCCAGCTCGCCGTGCACCAGCGCGGCGGCTGGCAGATCGGCTGGGGGCCGGAACCGGGCGAGCCCGACTGCCGCATCCCGCCAGCCTTCGTCGCCAAATGGAAGGCGCGCAAGGCGGCCTGAGCGCGGCGCTGGCTGGCCTTGGCGCCATGGGGCGCTAGGGTGGTAGCCGCAGCGCAAGACGGCCGTTCTAGGGCCGCCGCAGAAGGCGCTTGCGAGGCGTGGCGGCTTTCGCATAGTTGAAACCGGTTTGCGCCGGAATGCCTGATGATGAGTGGTTCCTCGAACCCGTTGCAGCTGTTGAAGCGCTCGCAACGGGATTTTGTCGTGCGTGTGCTCTGGCTCAAGGGCCTGACGATCCAAGATACGGCGCGAACGGTCGGGGCGACCGCCGGCCAGGTCCGCGGGGTGGTGACGCGCTCGCTGCGCACGCCGCGTTCGGAAATGTCGCTGGGCGAGCGACAAACGGCCCTCAACCGGCTGCGCGAGGGCCAACCGGACGGCCTGGCGCTGCCGGAGACGCTGTTTCGGGCGCGGCCTTGCGAAAGCCTGAGCGATTTTGCTCGCAAAGCCATCAAGGCCGGACAGGAACGGCGCGGCAAGTTCGAACAGGTCAAGGACGAGAATGGCCGGCCGGTCGATGTGATCCGCACCGTGTCGGATGGGCTGGAGGAGGCGCGGATCAAGGGCTGGCTCTACGAGGCCAAGACCGATGGCGGGGCGAGCGGAATCGCCGCCCTGCGCAGCCAGGCGGGCAGCAATCTGATGCGGGATTTTGCCCTCGCCATGGTGTCACCGATCAAAGAGGCGAAATTCGAGCTGGGCGGCACGGGTGGCCGGCCGAAAAACGAAATTCGCGATGCAGCGATCGACGCGGCCGAACGCCTCCTGGGGCTGGAGAACCGGGTGCATCAACCGTGCTGGCCGCTGCTCTGCGCCGTGTGCCGCGACGGCTTCCATATCGATGATTATGCCCGCTCGATCCGCAAGCCCGCCCGCCAGATCCGCCGGCTGTTTCGCCGGGCGCTCGACGACATCGCGGTGCGCTACAAGCTCTTGGACGAGCGCGAATACCGCAAGCGCTGGGGTTATCGTCGCCGGCTGAAAGAGATCGCCCGCGAGCGGCAAGAACACTTCCAAAAAATTCGGAAGCGTCGCATGCTCAAGGCCATTGCCATGGGGAGTGCGCCGTGATGTGCAGCTACTCGATGATCGCCGATCATTATCTCGACAAGTATCGATCGCAGTTCGGCCAGGTGGTAGGCGGCTCGATCTATTTCGATCCGAGCCTGTTTGTGCGCAAAGAGGATTTTTTGGCGCTGAAGGCCGATTTCGAGGACATGAAGCGCCTGCTGGCCAAGGCCAAGGCCTATGACATCAAGCATGACGAGCCCGATTGCGAGGTGGCGGAGAAGGTGGCGCTGCTGCGTCGCTTCGCCGTGCTGATCGGCGTCGATTTCGACGACGTGGTGCCGGCAAAATGACCGTGCCTTTCACCAAAGCCTGGCGCCGGCGGGTGATGCTGACCGATATGGCGATCGAGCAGCATTGGGGCTGTTTCTATTGCCAGGTGCGCATGCTCTCGCCGGACGTGGTCCCGGACGGCCATCGCCTGCGCGCCACCTTCGACCATGTGAAAGCGGAGTCGCGCGGCGGCGGCTTTTGGCGCGGCAACCTGGTGGTGGCCTGCTGGGAATGCAACAACCGCAAGGGCTCTCTGGATCTCGACAGCGAGGAGGCGGTGACGTTTTATCGCTGGGTGGCGCAGAAGATGCGCCGGCGGTTGCATGGGGCATTGCCGGCCGCGCTGACGGATCTGGTGGCTTCACGCGATCGTGAGCCAGCTTTCGATTGACGGTTCCAGAAAATTCGGATCGACTGGGATGGTCAGGGCTTGGATTGGTTCGGGCAGGGGCCTCTAATCCCCACGCTCGCGGGTTCGAATCCCGTCTGGCCCTCCATCGATCGAGGTCGACCGCGTGACGTAGATTTCGCCTTTCCAGGCCCGGCGCATGGCTTCCTCGAGCCACCCCAAAAGCATGAGGAAGCCATGACCGCTTTGCTGGAATTGAAGATCCGTACCCTGACGCTGGGGGCGGAAAGCCGCATCAACAAGGTGCAGTGCGAGCGCTTGCTGCGGCGGGCGCGCCGGCTCGAATCCAAACAGAAAACCTCGGTCGAGCAGCGCGCCGGCTATGCGCATGTGCGCCACCACCGAATAACCGTGGTGCGGCCGGCGGCGCGGATCTCGGGCCTGGCCTATGGCTTTCTCAAGGGCCGGCTCTATCGCGAAATCGAGAACAAGACGCACCAGCCGGTGCACCCCGACACGATGAAGGCGGTGTTGAAGCTGGTGGTGCGCTTCGGGGGCGAAGACATTCCCGAAGCGGCTTGGCAAGCCTGGTGGGAGGCGCAGGCTCAATGTACCGCGGTCGAGCCGGAACCGGGCTCGGGCGCCTTGAGCCCGGTGATCACCGAAGCAATCTTGTCGGTCTCGTAGCCGAGCAGCGCGCAGACGGTGCGCACGAAGACATCCTCGTAAAAGGGCAGGCCGAGGCAGACGTGGCAGGCGGCAAGGATGGTGTTCGTGACCATGCTGGCCGGGGGCAGCTGGCCCCCGTGCTGCTTGTTGTAGGCATGGATGAGGCGCCCGACACGGATGAGGACCGGTTCCATCAAGGCCCGGTCCTCGAAGGTGGTTTCGGTGATGGTGGTCACGGCTTTGCTCCCCGCCCGAACAGCTTGGTGATAGCCCACGCATGTCGCTCGGGAAAGCCGACGGGCGCCTCGCCGCTGACCGCCTTCAAGGCCTGGTCCATGGCGTAGCGATGTAAGGCGTGGGGCGGCGTGCTGCGGTCCTCGAACAGCAGCGAGTGATAGGCGGTGGTGTAGGCCTGCAGGGCGGCGTCGAGATGTTTGTGCGGCTCTTCGCTCATGCTGAAAGAATCTCCTTGGCGATGTCGGCAACAGGGGTGGTGTCGTCGAGCTGCAGGGCGCGCTGCAGCCTGTCGAGCTGGGGCAAGAGCGGAGCCATGAAGGTCTCGAGTTTGCCCGGCCAATCGACCAGCATTTCGGGCAGGCAGATGCCGCCGAAGACCAGCACGACATAGCCTTGCGGCCGGTTGCGGTGGGCTGGATCGCTGAAATGCAGCGTGCGCTCGTTGATGGGGGAAAGATCGGCGAGCGTGGCGCGCTCGGTGGTGGGCCACCAGCGCTCGCCATCATGGATGTTGATGCGCCAGCCCTGCGCCTCGGCGCGCTCGATCAGATGCAGGGTGACGGCGCGTTCGGCGGCGCGCAGGCGTTCGGGGCTGATCATGTCTTGCCTTCCGTCTGGCGCGCCAGGCGCTCCAGCTCGATCCGGTTCTGGCGCGTGCGCCGGCGCTTCAACTCCTTCCATGCCAGCTCCTCCACCGTCTTCTTGCGCTTATAGGGCCGCTCGAAGCGCGGCGGGGAAGCGGGCGCAAAGGAATGGCCGGCGGCGAGCAGGCGTTCCTTGCCGGGATCGTAGCGCCGCGTCCCGGTTTTGTAGACCAGCAGCTCCAGCGCCCATGTCGGCACGTTGCGGCTGGCCTTTTGCGTGGGCGTGCGCAGCCACGACAGAACCGTCGCCGGCGAGACGCCGAGCATGGCGGCGGTCTGCGCCTTGGTCAGGCCGATATTGTCCATGACGTCGCGAAAGATCGCCTGGCGCAGCAGGACGATTTCCGCCAGCATGTCCTTGCGTGGCTCGATCAAAAGCACTTCGTCGAATTTCGGGCCGCTTAGCAGGCGAGCCCGGTCTTCGGCGGAGCGATAATCGAAAGTGCGATTGGAAAATTCGTCGTCGTCGGATTCTTCGCGGGGTTTTTGCATCATGGCGATTTTCCCATTTGCATTGGCGGTTTTTTCAGGCCGGGCCGGGCTTTTCGGCGATCGGCACGAGGGAGGCGACGTCATAGACCGCCTGCGCGTTGGCGCTGGGGCGCCAGTCGAGCCGGGGGCTATGGTGCAGGGCGAGGAATCCAGCCTCGGTTTCGGAGTGGGCGGCGAGGCGCTCGGCCTCCTCCTCCGACAGGTCGAGTTCAAGCGCGGCCGTGTCGTAGGTGACACGGGCGCGGGCGAGCGTCAGGCGGTAGAGCATGGGGCCCCTATTCGTCTTCGTGGCGCAGCTTGCGGACGTGGCCGGCGAGGTCCGGCACGACCTGAAAGCCGGCGCCGCTCCTGTCCTGTTCCGTGCCGTTGTCGAAAAGGACAGTGTATTCAGGTGGTCCGCCTGTCAGGGTGACGACAATGCTGCGGCCGTGGTTCTCGCGGTTTTCAGCAAAGGCGATAGCCTCGGCCACATCGAAGACGGAAACGAAGGGGCCGGCGACAAAGCGAATGGGTGTTTCGACGGGCAAGCCGTGCCCGAAAAACGTGTAAGCGATTTGCAGCACGTCGCGCGGCTGGGTGATGGGCGCTTGCCCGAAGGCGGCAAACGTGGCGCTGCTCCTGGCGGCACGGGCGGCGCGGCGCTCGGAACCGGGGAGGGGTACGGGTTTCTTTCGCGGCATGGGTCGTCAGGCTCCTTTGGCTTTGGCAATGGTGGTTTCGATGATCTCGCGGAACGAGTTTTTCAGGTCGCGGGCATTGCTGCCGCGCACCGTAACGGCTTCGATGGCAAGGACGCTGGCGAGGTGTTCCAAGGCGGCCAGCATCTGCGGCGCGGCGACGACAAGCGGCGCCAAAAGGCGCCGCTGCTCTTCGTTGCCCAACAGGCGGGCGACAAGGATTTTGCCCTCGTCGTCGCCGATGTACTTTCGGTTTGCCGTGAGGATGCGCCAGCCCATCAGACGCCCTCGCAATGCAGCACGCGGGCGATGCGGCGACGGCTGGCCGGCGTGACGTTGGCGGGGATGTGCAGGGCAATGCTGCGCTGCTCATTGGTGCGCGGATCGAACCGGCCCTGGTCGCGCAGCTCGCGCGGGGCGTGCAGCTGATCCATGTCGGCCTCGACGAAACGGCCGCCGCGCTCGTCGTCGAACAAGGCGACGGCCTCGCGGAAAGTCAGTTCACGGGCGAGGTAGCCGGCGGCGGTGTTGTCGTTGTGCGCGGCGCTCTCGGGGGTGACGATTTCGAAGGTGAGGGCAAAGCGATACATGACAGGGGGGTCCTTGTGGGTTGCACGATGAAGCGGATTGCAGCGCTTCGTGAGACGGCGCGCGCGGCGCCGTCCTGCGAAGGGCTCAAGCTGTTTCGAGAAAGTCGGTGATGGGGCCGTCCTCCTCGTCAAAGACGTTGACGATGCCTCGGCTATCGGGGTCGTCGGGGTAGAGCGGAATCCACACCGTATAGGCGATGCCTTGGGTGTTGCCGTAGTCCTCGATATCCTCGATGCGGCCACGGGCGCCGGCGGAGAATTCAAGCTCGTTGCCCTCGTCGTCATCGCCGAGGGTGGCAACTTTGGTGCGGACGGGCTCGCCCTTGTGGAAGGACAGGCGGCTGAGCTGGTGGGGCAACAGAAGAGGGCGGTTCACGGCTTTTTCTCCTCAAAGAACAGCTTGTGCAGGAGCCAGCACAAGACGATGGCGGTTGCGATGGATTCGAGCATGTCAGGCCCTCCGGCGCAGGGCGGTTTGCTTGGTAATGGCGCGGTCGAGCTGGTCGGCGAGCTGCTGGGCGCGGATGGCGGCGGTCTTGCAGGCCTGCACCTGGGCGAAGCTTTTGGCCTTCTGCGCGGCGGCGTTGGCATTGGCTGCCGCTTCGCGAAGGGTGTTGCGCATGAATTGCGCCTCGACGGCGTCCATGCTGGCGGCGATCTCGATCGGGCTGGATGCATAGATGTGCATGTCAGGCCTCCGCGTCGGCAAAGCGCTCGGCCCGCTGGCGGGCGAGGCAGGCGCGGGTTTCGGCGGCGTCCGCCAACAGGAACGAGTGAGCGTTGCGCAAGCCGTAGAGGGCGTTTCGAAAGTTGGCGGCGCGGATCGACGACACGACAGACGAATAGCGGGGCTCGTCCATCTCATGATGGTTGAGCCGCTGGCCGTTGGCCAAGGTCTCGTCGATGGCGCGGAGGGCCTGGGCGACGCGCTCGCGATAATCGGCGAGGGCGCGATAGGCCTCCTGGGTGCGGTGCAGGGCGACGGCGTGGGCCTGCTTGGCCGTGAGGGTGGCGCCGCAGGCCATCGGGCTATCGAGCGCGGCGGCGGCCTCGGTGAGATAGGCGGGGATGAGGGCCATGTGCATCAGGCCTTCTGCGGCGTGGTGAAGGCCGGCGCTTCGGGGTGCTTGACCGAAATGCAGACATAGACGTTGCCGTTTTCCTCGGGCATGCCGCCTGCGTACCAATCGCCGCCCCATCCGAATTTCAGGGCGAGGGCCTGAGCGGCGGCGGCGTGGTTCTGCTCGGTGTTCAAGCTGTAGCTGTAGCTGACCATGATGGAACCGGCGGCGGCCTTGGCCTTGATGCGTGAGCCGCGCGCGTTGGAGGGGCCGAAGTATTTCGTAGTGATTGCCTGGAACATGCTGTCCTCGTGGTGGTCGGGGTTGAAGCGGATTGCGGGCGCTTCGTGACGGGGCCGGCGTGCGGTCCCGCTGCGAAGGGTCTTCAATCGAGATGCAGAAAGCCGTCATCGCCCTTGTAGGCGTCCGTCTGGCCCCATTGTTCGGCGGCCTTCGTCAAGGCGTCCTGCACGGCCTGGGGCAATTCGAGGCGGTCCCAATAGCCGACACCATGGCCGTTTCGGGTGCACCAAAAATCGCGGCCGGCCGACGTGTCGTCGTAGGCGCCCTCATAAGCGAGGGCGAGGCAGTCGCAATTTTCGACCTGGAAGCGGACACAGTCGCGCTTGATGGCTTCGAGCGTGTCGGGGTGAATGTCGCTGACGGTCATGCCGGCCAGCTCGTCGGCGGGGTCGCTGGTCTCGGTGAAGAAAAGCGCCTCGATGTAGCCGCGCGTAAAGGCGTCGAGATGATTGAAAGCTTCGACGGCCTCGATGCCGGGTCCGCCGGACAGGATAAATTCGGGCATGGGGTCAGGCCTTCGGGTTGTAGTAGTAGGGTTTTGCGTAAAGCGTGGTGAGGTACTTCCCGCGCTTGTCGCGAAGCTCCATTGAGGGCATGCCGCGCGCATCGTCCTTCGGAAACCAAAAGTCGCGATTGCGGTCGAAGGCGGGGCGCCAGTGAGGCGGCAAGGCTTCGCGGACGGCGGCGAGGTCGGGGCCGACAAGCTCGCTCGTTTCGGTGTTGAGATAGCCGGCGAGCTGGCGCGGGGTTGTACGAACGCTCGCGGCAAAGCCGGGGACGTGGCGTGAGAAAGAAAGCGTGTAAAGCATTGTCACGGCGGTGATTCCTATTCAGGCGATTCCGATGATGTTGAGGAGTTCGTTATAGTCGTCCGCAGTGGGAACGCGTTCGGCGGTGTTCAACGCCTCGTTGTAAGCCTTCACCTCCTGTTTGATCGCGAGGTGATCCTTGATGGCTTCGCGCACCGCTTCGGCCTCGGCAGCGTCTTGTTCGGCGATGTCGTCGCGGGTGTCGTTGGCGCGCTCGCGAAACTGCCGGGCGATCCAGTCGGCGGAAATCTGCAAGGGGTGGCGCGGGTCGATGGGTCCGCCCTTGCAGATACTGTCCACGGCATGCTCGGAAACAAAGCAATCGGAAATGAGGGTTCGGCCGGCTTCGACGGCCTGTCCCTGGCGATGGAAGGTGAGATACTGGCCATCGACGCTGATGGTCAGGCCAGCGGCCTTGCTGCGGGTGAGGGCGGAAAGAATGGTGATCATGGGCGATGGTCCTGCGGGGTTTTTCGAATGAAGCGCGATTGCGGTAGCGCTTCGGAAGGCGGCGAGGTGAGGCGCCGCTAACCGAAGGGCTCAAGGGCGGTAGGGCTTTTCGAGCCACTTGCCCAAAGGCCATGTTTGGCCGCTGGTGAAGCAAGAGTCCTTGTCGCCGAAATGCCCGGCTTCGCCTGGGAAGCGGGTGTTTTCGTACCATTCCTGGTCGCTGCGAAATTGCGGAGCGTAGTAGCCTGGGCGGATCGGGTCGCCGCGATGAGCGCCGCTGTCGGGGGCTTCGTGAGCCCATGCGGGAACATGGTCCATGGTGTAGCGGTGCGGGTAGGCGCTCTGGGCTGTGGCGAAGGAAATTTTGCGGGTCACGGTCGGGGCTTTCGGGTGTGAGGGCTGGGTGGGTTCAAGGGGCGGAGCGAGTAAGCGTCGCGGGAGCAATTCGAAGGAATGCAGCCACGTCTTCGCTCGCATCCTGCATGGCGATATTGCCGATATCTCCGGTGCGATGAGCCTTGCGAGCTGCATCAAGGTAGTTTGCGGCCTTATGGGGTGTCGGACCAGCCCGGAAGGCCTCGCGAGCTTCGTTGAAAGCATCGCGGTCGCCGGCTGCAACCGGGGCGTGTGGCGTTTCCACAGTCCAACGCGGAGTCGGATCGCGTTCCCACGAATAGCGCGTGATGTCGTCGAGCTGCGCCCATGACTTGCGCGGCGTCTTGTCGTCATACAGCGGGCGGGCGGCGCAATCGGTCTCGTAAGCGATTTGACCGGGGGTTTTCGGGGTTTCGGCCTGGGGCTTGCCGAGGGTGAGGGCACGAAAGAAACCCGAGTCGTTGAGCGCGGCGGGATGGTCTCTATTGAAGGCGAAAGCGGAGCGCATTGCCTGGGCGAGCGTGTCATAGCGCAGCGGCTTGCCGAGTGTTCCCGTGCAAGTTTCGAGGGTGCCGTTCTTCCAAACGAATTCGATGCCAAACGTTCCGGTTTCACTGGTGCTGAAAAGTGCCTCGGCGTCGCTTTGGGTTTGAGCCGCTTCGGGTTCGATGATGCCGGCGTCTTCGCGGATTTCCTGCTGAGCGTCGGTGTTCGCTAGGCCATTAGCGAGGCCCTGACGGATGCGGCGCGACAGGATCTCGCGCGCCTTTTCGGGGTTGGCGTGCCAGCAACGGGCGATGAGTTCGCCCCGCAGATTGTAGGCCTTCCAAGCGGGGCCGTTCGCCTCATGAACGCTGCGACGCTGAATGCTCGCAACGGGCTTGGCGTTGAAATAGACGGTTTCGTGCTGGGTTGCCTGGGTGAGCTGGAAAGCGAGCTTGTCGAGCGAGGCTTCGTATTCGGCCATGACGCTTTCGACGTCGCGGCTGTTGAAGGTGCCAATCTCTACGCCATCAAGCCAGAGTGCCCATTTCCGCGAGCCTGCGCCGATGTGATGGGCAACGATGCGGCCCGAAGCGCTGGTTTTGACCGACTTCGCGAGGGTTTTCGACATATGCTAATCTCCTACAAGACAGAGGGTGGATAAGTGGCAGGGCCGATTGCGGCGGCGGGCGGTGACGAATCAACCGCCTGACCTATGGTGTATCATGATACGCGAAACGAGTAAAACCCTGATATCAATGGGTTAGGTGAAAATGAGCCAGAATCCGGTTGATGATCACGAAAAGTTGATCACGGAAATCGACGTGAGGGATGTGCGGGAGAGGCTGTTGCGGGGGGCGGTGCGCTCCCTCGCGACACAAGGCCGTTCTGGTCGTCCGCCTGCGTTCTGCCCGACCGACAAGGACCGAATGTACGTCGCCTCGATGGTCGCTGCTGGCGTTACTCGGGCTTCTATTGCCGATGTCATCGGGGTGAGTGTGCAGGTGCTGGCGAAAGCCTTTGCTGACGAGATTGCGACGGCCGAAGCTATTGCGACAGAGCTGGTGAGCCGGAAAATGTTCGAACGCGCCCTGGGCGATGGGCCGAATGGCTATCAGGCGGGCGCCTTGTGGCTGTCGCGGCGCTCCGGATGGCGCGAAAGGCCGCAAAATGAGCCGAACGACGCGTCCGAGGCCCGTGAGCTGGACCTTTCGGGCCTGTCGCGGGATGAGCGCGCCATGCTGCGGGCGGCACTGGAAGCTAGGAAGATGAGGCGGGGCCATGACACGTTGGAGGGATGAGGCGGCGAAGGCGGGTTGCGCGCGCTTCGGTGACGGCGAAGTGATTGATAACGTTGATCACAATCGCGTGAGGAGGCCTGATCACAAGAAAGTGAACAAGCGCGGCGCGGTTGATCACGAAGCCGTGAGCGATGGGCCGTTCGGCGACGACCTGCCTGGAGCTATGAGCAATCCGGCTGACAGCCCTGCGCCGGGCGCGCGGCACCTTTCGGATGCAGACATAGCCGCCATGCACTTGCAGCATAGCGAGGAGCTGCGCGAGCTTCGCGCCGAGCTGGCCACGCTGCGCGCCATGCTGGAGGCTTTCGCCAACGACAATGAAGCGCCAGCCTGGGCCGAAGCCTCGGGCATTCATGCCGGCCTGCCGCGCACGCTGACGGGCGTGCCTTCGCCCCAGCTCAAGAGGCCGCGCGCATGGCGCAAGCCGGTCACGGGCCTGTGAAGTCTTTCGCCCCCAACACCACAACACCCCCAAGGGGAGCAGCCCCAAGCGGGGAGGGCGGCGCCCCGGTCACGGCGGCGTTACCTGCCAGCCCGGCCACGGGCGAAAAGACCTCGCCGCGCCAGCCTCGACCCCCCCCACCCCCCCTGCCGCGGCGGGGAACAGGAACCAGGGGGCCCCACCCGCACAACGCGGGTCCCATCCAATAGAATTAACATCTATCATCTGTGAAATTCAATGCAGCATGTCGTAATGTACTCGGGTGGCCTTGGTTCTTTCGGCGCCGCGCATCGCGTGATCGAGGCGCACGGCAAGGAGGGCATAACGCTTCTCTTCACCGATACCTTGATCGAGGATGAGGATCTTTACCGCTTCCTCGACGACACCGAGCTGCATTTCGGCGTACCGGTGACGCGCATCAAAGATGGCCGCGACCCCTGGCGCGTCTTCAACGAGGTCCGGTTTCTCGGCAACACCCGGATCGATCCCTGCTCCCGCATCCTCAAGCGCGAGCTGGCCGATCGCTGGCTGGTGGAGAATTGCGATCCGTCCTCAACGACCGTGCACCTTGGAATCGATTGGACCGAACAGCATCGGTTCGATGACGGGAAGGGAGGGGGTGCCAGGCTGCGCTATCAGCGGAATGGCTGGCGCGCCGAAGCGCCGTTGTGTCAACCGCCCTATCTTTGGCGCTCCAGACTTTACGCGATGCTCGAGACCGTCGGTATCAAGCCGCCGCGGCTCTACGCGATGGGCTTCGTTCACAACAACTGCGGCGGCTTTTGCATCAAGGCAGGGCAGGGGCACTTTGCGCTGCTCCTCAAGACGATGCCGGAGCGTTATCGGTTGCACGAGGAAGAGGAGCTGGCCCTTGTCGAAAAACTCGGCGCGGAGGTGGCAATCCTGCGCGACCGGCGCGGCGGCAAAACCCGGCCGATGACGTTGCGCGACTTCCGGCTTAGGATCGAGGCGAAGCAAGCAATCGACGAAGACGAGATCGGCGGTTGCGGCTGTTTTGTTGATACCTAAGAACATCCCGCAATCTGTGAAATAGGATCGCTCTATGTCCGTCTTCACCCCTGAGGAAGTCGCTTCGCTTTGGCGCTACCAGTTCGGCCCCTGGGGATCGCCCTTCGATCACGATCCCGTGAACCCGCCGCGCATGCATCCCTTCACCTGCGGCAACCGTGACGGTCACCCTAAGATCGCCGGCGACAAGGGCATCCTCGTTCCGACGACCCGCGGCTGGATCTGCCCTATTTGTGATTACACTCAGGATTGGGCGTATGACCTTATGAAGAGGTGGCCATGACCTATCTCGAGGCCCTCAGGGCGATGGAGACCGGGCGCCTAGTTCGTCGTCAGGGCTGGCCGCCGCTGCAGACCTTGCGGCGTTCGCTGCGCCGGCGCGTTCGGACGGATGAGTTCGGCCAGCCGTTGCGCGACCCTGGCGGCAACGCGATCTGGGAATGGGCCCCATGTTTGGAGGAGCGGCTTATGGGGCGGGTTGTCTGGTCGGGCTGGGAACCGTTGCTCGAAGACATGCAGGGCGAGGATTGGCTGGTGGCGGCCGAGATCTGCGATCGCCCCTCGAAAAGGGAGAGGGTGAAGCATGCCGTCTGAGGCGATGGAAGGCGCGCGCGTCGCTGCCGAAATCAACCTGATCGTCAATCGCAAGCGCTTTGTGCACTACGCGCATTCGGGCGACCCGCGCCGGGATGACTGGGTCGAGGTGGTGTCGGGCTATGTCGAGGGCTCGACGGTGGTCAAGCGTTGGCCGACCTCGGCCGAGGCGCAGGCGGCGTGGGAGGCGGAGTATGTTCGGCTCTTCGCCGGCCATGGAGATTTTAACAGCGTCGAGTGGCGGGTGCAGCCGGAAGTCGATCACGACAACATCGGGTGGGCGATTTATTCGCGGCTGCGGCTGTTCGCGTCCGGCGAGTGATCACGCTGATTTGATCCCCGTCGGCTTTCCGGGTTCAGTATGGTTTGGGTCCCATGGTTGTCGGGCGCGCCGGGTGGGAGCTGGGCGGCGCGAGGTTTGATCCTTCATTTGGCTAGGATCGAGCGCGCTATCTGACGATTATGAAGGCCCCGCGATCCTGCCCTCCAATCAGCGGATTGCGGCCCGGCTCCACGATTTTGAGGAAAGATCATGCAAGACACGCAAGAGTTCAGCGATCTGCGCGAACGGGTTCGTTCCGGCACCAGGCTGCGGCAAGCGGCGAACCAGTTTTTGGCGCAGCTGTCGCTCGACGGGGATTTCGATCATGAGGCCGAAGAGGGCAGCAGTTGCCCGGTCTGCGCGGCCATGTTCGTGCTCGAGCAGGCGATCGGCGGGGATTTCAGCCTGATGCCGGAAACGGAAGGGCCGTGACGAATGACCGGTGACGACTGGTGCCCGATCGAGACAGCGCCGAAAGATGGCACCAAGATTTTGCTTGGACGCTTCGTCGAGGGCGATGACTACGACGGCATCATGAGCGTCGATCGGTATCGGCGACCGGAAGACAATGCCGGGTGGGTCGGCTTTGGGCTTTTCAACATGCGCTGGTGGCCGCCGACGCATTGGATGCCGCTTCCCTCGAGGCCGCGGCGGTAGGCCAATCTTCCCGCCTCAGGATCGGAAGGGCGCGAGCGCGCCATAGGTTTTTCTGCTCTCGGTATAGTGCGTCTCCCAGGTGCCGCCATTGCAGGCGACAGCGAGGAGGGCGGCGAAGTGCTCGACCGCTTCGGGCTTCATACGGCGCCCTCGGTCACCTGCAGGAGCTGCAGCCGCAGCTTTTCAACCGCCAGCGTCTCGGCCGTGAGCTGCCAGTCCAGCATGTCGCGGTGCTTGGCGAGGATCTTCAATTTCAGCTCCTGGATGTGCTTCTCGCTGATGAGGATATAGTCCAGAAAGGCGTCGTCGGCTTCTTCGGCCTTGTCGCGCGCATTGGCGCGCCACAAGGCGTTCTCGGCTTCGGTTTTCTTCAAGTCCACCTCGAAGCGTTCGACCGCCTTTTGCAGCGCATCCATCTTTTCGAGCAGATAGACCACCAGGTCGGCGCGATCGGGCCACACCAGGTCGTTGCCGGGATTGTCCGCCTGCCAGCGCTTGATGGCGCGCATGTCGGCTTTCCAGCTCAGGTCGAACGTCGCCTGCAATTGGTCGGCCCGTTCGACAGCGCAATTGTGATGACCGGCGTGCCGCCAGCAGCCGTCGAAATGGGTCTGGCCCGGGTTGTCGGGGTGGGGAAGATCGGTCATTTCAATACCCATACAAAGGCCCAAACGATGAAAGTGAGGGCGGTCCACTCGACGATTTTGACCAGCGCGTCCGGCCAAGACATGCACGTTCTCCTGCAAATCCGAACATTTGATTTGCATCCTGAAAAATTGGAAATCAAATCTACGTTTTTATCGGGAGTGAGCCCATGGCCGATGCCGTCGATCCGATTGTCAAAGACCTGGCCAAGGCCATCGGCGAAAAATTCGACCAGCAACTTTTCGACAAGATGAGCTTGCTCGACGACCCGAAACAGGCAACGGCCTTGGCTTACATGGCGGCGCTGCACACATGCATCTTCGCGGCAAAAATAACCGCCATCGGTCTGATGCACGGGCCGGAACACGCCGGCACGATCAAGGCGATGACGGAGGCGAACGAGACGGTGATCGACCTCATCACCCGGGGCATGCGCACGGGCATGGCCATCTTGGAGCGGACGCAGCGTGGGCGGACATCTGCGCCTGGCTGAAGGCGAACGGGCTGGAGATGCACGTCACGCTCAAGGGCGAGGTCTGGTTCTGTACGGCTCGCACAAAAAGACCGCGACGTCCTTGACCGCGCAAAAGCGCGACGATAGGACTCATAAACAGAGCGCATCGGTTGCGAAGGCCCCTTAATCCTCCCACGGGAGGGGTCGAGCCCTGGGTGATCAGGGCTTTCGGGTGCGCTCATCCTCTTCCTGTAGCGAGCGCAGACATGCGCTATCGGGCGGGCAGGGAGGCCGAGAAGGGGGATGCCCCGTTATCGAGCCTCCCGTAAGTTTAGCCGGGGCGAATGCTCGGCGGGTCTACATTCTGTCGAAATGAACGGACTCGCCAACCAACTCGTCGCCCCGGCTTTCTCGATCGACGTCGAGACGAATGCGGGTCGTGATTACATTGCTGGATCTTGGTTCGAATCCAAGTTGCTCCCTCGGGAGCGATGGCCGAATGGTAAGGCAAACGAAAGACATCACGTCCTATTTTGTCGTCTCGACGTCGACCCGTTCGACGCTGCCGCGAATGCCTGTGTGACTACATTGTAAGCTTGAGGTCGTCGGTTCGATTCCGATCGCTGGGCGCAAGCCCGGTGTAGCTCAGGGGTTAGAGCGCAAGAGGACGTCATGCATTCCCTTGTCGCGGCAGCGTCGTTTCCTCCTCACGCCCTTGTGATCGGACATTCCAGAATTTCTGGAATTAGATGACGGCCTCGCAACCGGGACCCCACCCCATGCAGCACGATTTCATTCTGCTCGACCGTTCGCAATCCATGGATTCACACTGGAGCGAAGCCCTCGCCGCGGTCAACACCTACGTCGCCAAGCTCGCCGCCGACAAGGTCGATACCGGCGTCACGCTGGCGGTTTTCGATACCGTCGTCGGCCAGCCGAGCTTCGATATCCTGCGCGATCGCATCATCCCCTCGACCTGGCACCCGGTCGAAACGCGCGAGGCTTTTCCGCGTGGCATGACGCCGCTCTATGACAGCGTCGCCAAGATCGTCCACCTCGCCGAGCAGGGCAATTACAGCAAGGTCGCGATCATCATCATGACCGACGGCGAGGAGAATTCGAGCAAGGAGTACGACCGCAAGGGCGCGGCGGACCTGCTCGACAAATGCCGCGCCAAGGATTGGGCGGTGATCTTCCTCGGCGCCTCGTTTGACAACCGTGTGCAGGCGGCCGGTCTCGGCGCGACGCGCAAGATGTCGGTGCCGATGTCCGCCGGCAATTACGTCTCCACCATCAACACCCTGTCGGCCAAGCGCGGGCTCTATGCCAGCGGTGCGGCGACGATGGACTCGATGGAGTTCAGCGACGCCGAGCTGGCCGAAGCTGTCACCCCGGCACCGGTCTGGGTGCCCGATCCCAATTATGCGCAGCCGGCGGATTTCGATCCGACGCCGAGCGCCGGTTCGCCGCCCGACAGCGCGCAGCCGGGCTCTTCGAGCAGTGATGATTCCGCCGCTTCGGTCGACGTAGGGTCCTCGACATGATTTCGCGCCGCGGCTTCGTCACCGGCCTGGTCGGTCTCCTGGCCGCGCCGGCGATCGTCAAGTATGAATGGATCATGCCGGTGAAATCGCCGGTGATCGGCAACGCAATCATCAATAAAATGCATCTTCTGACCAACCCGGCTCCGATCTTGGAGGGTTGGAAGTTTCTCGGTTGGCAACATGCCGTATACGACGCGGCAACCGGCCTCTACCGCATGGGTCCTTTGGAGCCGTGTGACCGCCCAACAGAACAAGGGTTCATGTTTTCCAAATGGGGACATGACCCGCCATGCGAGAACCCAAACGCGCCCGTCGCCGTCGCGACCTAGAGCGCATGAAAGCCCGTTGCCGCCGCATCTATCCGCATGACGTCAATGGCAAGCTCGCCAACAACCTGAAGCCTTGCTCTTGCTCTATGGGATGCGGCAATCGCCGCTCCTATGACGGCCCGAAACGCCAGGAGCTGCCATGTCGGGACTGATCACCCGCCGCAACTTCGTCGCCGGCCTGGCGGTTGCGCTGGCTGCACCGGCCATCGTGAAATACGAGTGGATCATGCCGGTTCGCTCGCTCAAGCCGGCGGTGATCCCGCCGCCGCAGCCCGAGATTGTTTTGGGTTACTATGCATTTTCAGAGGTCAGCGTGCCGGATGCCCTCAAGCGGGGTTGGTGGCGCGTTCGGCGCCTTTACATGAAAGATGGCAACGTCGAGATCTACCGGGAATTCACGCCCTACGATCCTCGCCTTGGCGAGCCTTACCCCTACGTTCTGGATAAGTGGACGGAAACGCTCTCGACCTGACCCTGCGTCGGGCCCTCGCCAACGAACAGGCCGCTCTGCTCGAGCTGGACCGGATCGATTGCGAGGAGTCACTGTCGACCTTCGTGCGCGGAGGCTGGCGTTTTATCGATCCCGCGCCCCTGGTCTGGGGTTGGCACCTGGACGCCATTGCCGAGCACCTGCAGGGGGTGATGCTCGGTCATATCCGCAACCTTCTGATCAATGTGCCGCCGCGGTCCTCGAAATCCTCGATGATCTCGGTGGCCTTTCCGGCCTTCGTCTGGGCGCAACGCGAGCGCGGCCCGCTCGCCGGCCCGCAGGTGCAATTCCTCTGCGCCTCCTACGCGCAGCCGCTCTCCAACACCCTGTCGATCAAGTGCCGCAGCCTGATGCAGTCGCGCTGGTATCAGGAACGCTGGGGGGATCGGTTTCAGCTCGCCGGCGACCAGAACCGCGTCACCCGCTTCAACAACACCGAAAACGGCTACCGCATCGCCACTTCGGTTGATGGCGGCGCTACCGGCGAGGGCGGCAACGTCCTGATCATCGACGACGCGGTTTCGGCCAAGGAAGGCAATTCCGAGGCGCACCGGCTCGCTGCGAACGAATGGTGGGACACCACCATGTCGACCCGCCTCAACAACCCGGAGGTCGACGCCCGCATCATCGTCGCACAGCGCCTGCACGAAGACGACCTGCCCGGCCACGTCCTCGACAAGGACGATGGCAACGAATGGACGCACCTCAATCTGCCGATGCGCTACGAAAGCGACCGGCATTGCGTCACCGTTTTGATGTGGGACGAGGAGGGCCAGCCGGCCAAGACCTGGCAAGATCCGCGCCTGGTCGAGGGCGAGCTGCTTTGCCCGGCCCGTTTCACCGATCGCGTCGTCTCCCGGCTCGAGCGCGATCTGGGTCCCTACAACGCCGCCGGCCAGCTGCAGCAGCGCCCCGAGCCCAAGGGCGGCGGCATCTTCAAATATGAGTGGTGGCAGCCTTTCGGCAATCCGACCGACCTCGCCGACCCGCTTTATCGCAAGTATCCCAAGTTCGATTACGTCGTCGCCTCGCTCGACACGGCCTATACCGAAAAACAGGAGAACGACTTTTCGGCCATGACGTTGTGGGGCGTCTGGTCTGGAAGGGCCCTCCCGATCTCGCCCGCCCGGGCCGATCGGGAGGGCAACCGCTACAACACCGGCGAAGAATCCCGCTGGCGTGATGCGATCGACGCGACTAAGATCATGCTAGTTTGGGCGTGGCAGGAGCGTTTGGACCTGCACAGCCTGGTCAAGAAGGCGGCGCAGACCTGCAAGGATTTCAAGGTCGACCGGCTGCTGATCGAGGCGAAGGCCTCCGGCATCTCGGTGGCGCAGGAAATCCGCCGGCTCTACCTCAACGAAAGCTGGGGCGTTCAGCTCATCAACCCGGGCAACCTCGACAAGGTGGCGCGGGCCTATTCGGTGCAGCATCTGTTTTCGGAAGGCATGATTTGGGCGCCCTATCACGGCGACCAGCCGCGCAGCTGGGTCGAGCCGGTGATGCGGCAGATGGCCAGTTTCCCCAAAGCAACGCATGACGACTTGACCGATAGCGCCACGATGGCGCTGCGGCATTTGCGCGATGTCGGCTTTGCCGTGCGCTCTGCCGAAATCGAGGAGGAAATCGACCGTAGCCTGACCTATAGAGGCAAGCCGCCCGCGCCGCTTTATCCCGGCTGCGGCGCATGATGACGAGCCGATCCTATCGGGCTTGCGCGTCAAAACCCCGCTGGACACAGCTAGATCTTTTCGGCACCATCGCCGGCGCAACCACCATATGGATCGCCGCCATGGACCTCGAAGACCGTCGGGACCCTCCGACCGGACGCCAGATTCAAAAAGCTCGCCGCACGCTGAAGTGGAACGCCACGCGCCTGGCCGACGTCGCCGGCGTTTCGCACGGCATCATCGAAAACTGGGAAGCCGAATATCGCGTCAGCCGCCCCATTCACCGGGAAATGGTGCGCGCCACGCTCGAAGCGGCCGGGTTCCGCTTTCTCGACGACAGTGAGAGCGAAAAAGACCGGGTCGTCTGGGCCAAGAACGGCGAGCCGGTCGAAGAGCCGCCGCTGCCCAAGAACATCGTCAAGATCAAGCAGAAGGCCGCCGAGCGAAAGGCAGCGTTAACGGCTTCTTAAGCTTGTTCCACATTTCGTGGATTTTTCGGCCAAGGTGTGATTCACTGGCTCTGCAATACGCGAGGTCACCCCGCGTTCCCAAGGAGCCCCCGATGATCATTAGCCCTGACCAATCAAAACGTTATCGCCTGGCCTTGAACTGGACCGTCGAGCGTCTCGCCGACCTGACCGGCCTGAGCCGCTCGACCCTTTATGGCTGGGAAGCCGGCAAACGGCTCATCCGCCAGTCCAATCTGCGCATGATCCGCGCCACGTTCGACGGCGCCATGGAAGCCTTGAGGACGTAACATGCGCCTTTCCCACCGCCTGGTCGGTTGGGCTTATCGGCTGAGCGCCGCGCTGCACAAGCGCGGCCTCGTTGCCTGGTCCCTGACCTTCGCCGACGACAATGTCAGCCGCGCCGATCTCGACAAGGCGGCCGACACGATTTTCGACCGTCTCGGTGAGGATGTCCGCACCGCGGCGCGCTGGCGCAAAGGTGAGGCCGAAATCCTCGGGGATCGCCTCTCCCGCCGCTACGATCTCGGCATGGCGCTGAACGAGGCCGCCAATCGCGCCTTGCAGGATCGCGCGCAGGCCAAGAAGCAAGAACAGCCGTTGACGGGCACGCAGTCGGCGGCGCTCGAATTCCAAAAGCGTTATCTGCAGGATCTGATCAACAAGTCTTGATGCGGCATCCGCCTCATCCTTCCGGGCGTCCGCGCCCGCCGCGTCGTCTCGGTATTGTTTCCAGAGTGCAGGGCCAGCCGCAGGGATTTTTGAATCCGCGGCTCGAGGGTCCCTGGCACGACACGCGCGCTTTCGGCTTCACCGATCCCCGCCGCGATTACCTCATCGCTGACGAGGAGCAGGACAAGCGCCGCTAAATCATGGCCGTCATTCCAAACATCCGCCTGGCGCCCCCGCCGGACGATCGCCCTGCTTTGCCTGAAAGCCTGGATGTGCAGGTGATCGCCGACGGCGATAGCGGCATGCGCATCGATCCCAAGACCGGGGCGCTCGAAATCCCGACGGCCGACGGCGGCGTCATCATCGATTTCAATCCGAATGCGGCTCGCGATGCCGCCGGCGCCAAAGACCACGATGCCAATCTCGCCGAGTACATCGACGAGATGGGCCTGGGCATGGTCGCCTCCGAGCTGATGACCGGCATTCAAAACGACGAACAGAGCCGGGCACAGTGGTTGGAGATGCGGGCGCTCGGCATTCGCCTGCTGGGCCTGTCGCTCAACACGCCGCAATCCGACGTCACCGCCTCGGCCGCCGGCACCGAAGGCATGTCGACGATCCAGCATCCCCTCATGCTCGAGGCGACGCTGCGCTTTCAGGCCAATGCCCGCGGCGAGCTTCTGCCCTCCGGCGGCCCGGTCAAGGGCACGTCGATGCTACAGGGTGACGGCCCGAACAAGGACAACCTGGCCGAAGCGCTCGAGCGCGACTTCAACTATTGGCTGACCTGCATCGCCACCGAATATGTGCCCGATACCGATCGCACGCTGTTTCGGGTCGGCTATGGCGGCTGCGAGTTCAAGAAGGTCTTTCACGACCCGATCCGCCGGCGCCCGCGCATCGAAAGCGTCGATGCCAAAGACCTGGTGGTCTCGGACGCCTCGACCGACATGGCGAGCTGCGCCCGCATTACCCAGATCATTTCGATGCGGCGCTCGATCCTCAAGCGCATGCAGATCGTCGGCGCCTATCGCGACGTGCCGCTGTCGCATATGGGCTATCAGATGGCCGATCCCGTCAAGCGCGAGATCGCCGAAATGCAGGGCACCATGGCGGTGCCGCAGCGCCCGGAAGATCAGGATTATACGATCTACGAGTGTTATTGCGAGCTGGACCTGCCCGGCTTCGAGGACAAGGAAAACGGCAAGGCGACCGGCCTGCCGCTGCCCTATAAGGTGACGATCGAGAAGGATAGCCAGCAAATCCTGGAGATCCGGCGCAACTGGCGCGAAGACGACGAAATGAAGCTGCCGCGCCAGCGCTTCGTCAAATACCCCTTCGTGCCGGGCCTGGGCTTCTACGATATCGGCTTCGTCCACATTCTCGGCAACACCACCAACGCCATCACCGCGGCCTGGCGCGAAATGCTCGACGCCGGCATGTTCGCCAATTTTCCGGGCTTCCTCTACGCCAAGATGGCCGGGCGCCAGCTCACCAACGAATTTCGGGTGCCCCCCGGCGGCGGCGTGCCGATCGAGACCATGGGCCAGCCGATCAATCAGGCGGTGATGCCGCTGCCCTACAAGGACATTTCGCCGGCTTTCGCGCAGTTCACCGACCAGATCGCCCAAACCGGCCAGCGCGTCGGCGGCACGGCGGAAATTCAGGTCGGCGAGGGCAATACCGAGGCGCCGGTGGGCACGACGCTCGCCTTGATCGAGCAGGCGCAAAAGATCATGGATGCGGTGCACAAGCGCCTGCATGCGGCGCAGTCGGAAGAATTCCAGCTCCTGAAGGAATGTTTTCGCGAGGACCCTGGCGCTTTCGTCCGGGCCCTGCGTGGAAAAGGCTCGCGCACCGATTGGAACGAGCAGCAGTTCCTGGACGCGCTCGAGGCCGTCGACATCGTGCCGCGCGCCGACCCCAACACGCCCTCGCACATGCACCGCCTGATGAAGGTGATGGCGGTCAAGCAGCTGCAGGGCGCCAATCCGACGCTTTACGATCCGCGCGCCGTCGATGTCTGGGCCCTCAATCAGATCGGCGTCGCCGATGCGCAGTCGCTGTTCGCCCCGCCCAACGCCAATGGGCCGCCGCCCGACCCAAAACTGATCGCCAAGACCATGGAGCTGCAGCTCAAGGCACAGCAGGCGCAGGCGGACAACGCCGCCGACATCGCCGATACCCAGCTCAAGGCCAAGACGGCGGTGCAGCAGAGCCAGGACAAGGCCCTGGATCGCCAGTCCAAGGAGAAGATCGCCGCCATGGATCTCGCCCGCGAGATGGTGGTGCACTCGACCCCGCCCGGCGTCATCGGCGACCAGGTTCACGCCGCCGACCAGGCCGGCATCATGCCCGGCCCCGCCGGTGCCAGCGCCGAGCCTACGCCTTCCACCCCAACGCCGTCCCCCGAGCTGTTCTGAAAGGGCGCCGAGATGAGCATGAAGAAAGAGGCCAAGGCCTCGCACGCTTCCAAGCGCGCCGCCATGGGCCTGACCACGGCCTTTCCGATCAAGAAGACGGCCGGCCCCTCCGATGCGCCGCTGAGCAATGACGAGCAGTCTTGGCAGCTGCCGGCGGCCGGGCGCAAGCATGGCGGGCGCATCGGCATTCCCGGCGGCGGCGCCAAGCACCGCCTCGATCGCAAGGGGCCCGGGAAGGCAGTCGGCGCGCCGGGCTTCGCCATGCAGAGCGCTGCACCGGCGATGGATTCCGGCGCGCCGTCGCCCGATCTCGAGATGAAGAAGGGAGGTGCGGTCAAGCGCGCCGATGGTGGGCGTGTTGGCTACGCCGATGGCGGCCCGGTCAAGCAGAAGAAGGGCGCGACCACAGTCAATGTCGTGATCGCGCAGGCGCCCTCCGGCGGCGCCGGCGGCGCGCCCATGCCGCCGATCACCCCGCCGATGGGCCCACCCCCTGGGCCTCCGCCGGGACCGCCTCCGGGTCCCCCGCCCGGCGGCATGGGGGGAGGGGCCCCGACCATCATCAACGCCCCGCCTGGCGCGGGCGGTGGACCGCCGCCGCCGATGCGCAAGGATGGCGGCCGGGTCGACAAGTCGCTGGCCATGGATGACGGCGCCGGCGGCGGCCTCGGCCGGCTCGAGAAGGTCAAGAAGTACGGCGCCAATGCCGGCAAGACCCCGCCGGGGCCTTGAACCATGTACGTCATCGCGCGATCGGACATTGAGGACATCAAGAGGGCCTTGCGCAAGGCCGTCTGGAAGGATGCCAATGGCCTGATCATCGATCAGAGCAAGCACGAGACCTATTACGAAAAGGCGGCTGAGGTCGCCCTTTCGATCCTGTCCCCGCATGCTTTCCATGAGATCCGGCCGAGCGATACGGTGCCGATCAACCTGTTCGACATCCGTAAGTGAATTCGCTCGATATCGATTTTGCGCGTCGCCTCGACGCGCTGCTGCGCGAAGAGATTGAGACCCGCACCAACAACATCGCCGCCGGCCATGCGCAGGACTACGCGAAGTATCGCGAGATGGTCGGCGGCCTGTTCGCCCTGCAAGCCCTGCGAGAAATCGTCCATCGCGTGCACGACGAACTGATGCACGGCCCAACCCCCACACAAAGGCAAATGTCATGACGGTGAGCGCCCTTCCGCGCGCCCCCGGGCTGCTGCAGCAGTCCAGCGAAGAGGATATTCGCAAGCAGATCGGCGACCTGAGCCGCTTCACGGTGATGCACAATCAGGTGCTGGTCGCCATTTTCATCCGCCCGGAAAAGACCGCTGCCGGCATCTACCTGCCGAACCAGACTCTGAAAGAGGATGTCTGGCAGGGCAAGGTTGGCCTGGTCCTGAAAAAGGGCCCGCTCGCCTTCGTTTCCGACAATCGCACCGATTTCGGCGGCCTCGACGTCGAGCCGGGCGATTGGGCTGTGTTTCGCGTCTCCGATGGCCTGCAACTCAACGTCAACGGGGTGGTCTGCCGCCTCGTCGAGGACGTGCACATCAAGGCCGTCACCCCCGATCCCCTCCTGATCTACTGAGCACGGCGATGGCCATCGACAAAAACGACGACGATCTCATCCTCGACATCCCGGAGTCGGATGTCGCCGGCAAAGCTGAGCCGGCAAAGTCTTCCGAAGACGAGGGCGTTGCCGCCCTCAAGGCCCGGGTCGAGGAAGCCAAGAAGGCGCGCGAGGCCGATCGCCTGGCGCGCGAGGAATCCGAGCGCCGCGCCGCCTCCGCCAGCGAGGAAGCCAATCGCCTGCGCCGCGACATGGCCTCGGTGCGGGCCGAAGCCTCGTCCGATCGCCTGAATATGGTGGTCGCGGCCATCGACAGCGTGCAGCGCGAGGCGGAAATGGCCACGGCCGCCTTCGAAGCCGCCGCCACCACCGGTGATTACAAGGCTTTGGCCAAGGCGCAGCGCGAAATCTCGCGTGCCGAGGCCCGTCTCATGCAGCTTGAGGCCTCGAAAGATGCGGTTTCGGCCGAAATCAGCGCCGCCAAGGGCCGCGCCGAGCAGCCGCAGCGCGCCGAGAGCAACAATTCGGACCCGGCCGACCGCTATATCGCCAGTTTGACGCCGCGCAGCGCCGTTTGGATGGCACAGCACCGCGATTTGCTCGCCAGCAATGGTGCGCCGAAGCAAGAATTGATCGCAGCGCACAATCTCGCCCTCGCCAAGGGCCATCAGGCCGATTCCGACGGCTATTTCAGCTATATCGAGCGCAAATTGACCGAATTTCGCAATGAAGACGCTGAAACCGGCACCGCTGAGCCCGACAACGGCAATATCGTCGTCGATCTCGCCCCCAAGCGCAGCGCCGCCCCCTCCGCCCCGGTCAGCCGCAGCGCGCCGGGCGACCGCAACAACGGCACCCGCGTCACTTTGAACCGCGAACAGCTCGAAGCGGCCGAAATCGCCGGCATGACGCCGTCCGAATACGCCGAATCGCTGCGCAGCCCCGAAACCAAGGCGCGTTTGGCGCGCTATATCCGCTGAAGGAGGCCGAAATGGCCGAACGCACCCCCAAATACCGCTATACCGAGGAAGAGGCCGCCCTGGCCGAAGGTTTGACGCCGCCGGCCCCGCCGGCCGCCGCCCGTTCGGCGCTGCGCAGTGAATCGACGCATGGCCGGGTGCGCAAGCGCAAGGGTGGCTCGACCCTCAACCGTTTCCATGTCGATGCCTGGAAGATTCCGCCCGGCTGGTCCTATGAATGGAAGCGCCACACCCTCGCGGGACAGCAGGACCCGGCCTATGCGGTCGAAATGGCCGAGCAGGGCTGGGAAGCCGTGCCGGTCGATCGTCACCCCGAATTCATGCCGTCCGGTTGGACCGGCCCGATTTTGCGGGACGGCATGCTGCTCATGGAGCGGCCGATCGAGCTGACGCGCGAGGCTCAGGAAGAGGACATGGCCAATGCCCGCATGACGGTGCGCATCAACGAAGCGCGCCTCAACGGCACCCCGGCCGGCTCCTTCGATCGCACCAAGGCGAGCGTTCGCCACGAGCACACCGACGGCCTGGCGGAAAGTTTCGAGATTCCGGGCTAACGGGTCTTGCGAAAGCGCCAGATCCGAGTCAATCGTAACGGCATCTGCGCTTCCTCGGGTCGAGGGAGCATCACCCGATCACGGCACGGCGGGACGCTGGCTGGATCATCCCATTGGATGACCAGTCATGGCCAACACCAATGCCCCGTTTGGGTTCGTGCCGACCAGCAACATGTCTGGTGCGGCGCCCAATTACGGGCAGGTCACCCGCCTCGCGCAATACAACGCCGCGGCCATCTACACGGGTGACGTCGTCGCTTCGCAGGCCGACGGCACCATCGCCATCGCTTCCCCCGGCACCACGCAGATCTTCGGCATCTTTGTCGGCTGCGAATACCTGTCGGTGTCGCAGGGCAAGCTGATCTGGAACAATTATTGGCCGGGCAGCGACGTCGCCTCGGGCAATTACGTCACCTGCTACTGCATCAACGATCCCGCGGCCCTGTTCACGGCGCAGGCCGGCGGCTCGACCTCGACGGGCATCGTGCTCGCCGACATCGGCAACAACGTCAATTTCGCGGTCGGCACCCCGACGGCGGCCAATGGCCGTTCCGGCGCCTATGTCGACGTGACGACGCTGTCGCCGTCCACCACCACGCGCCCCTTCCGCATCATCTCGCTGATCACCGCGCCGCCCGGCGCGAACGGCACCGATGCGACCTCCGCCTACAACCAGATCGTCGTCGGCTTCAACTTCGCCGATAGCCGCTCCACCACCGGCACGTAAGGGAGAGATCCGATGCCTGTTAATCTCTCCCAAATCCGCGACCTTCTGGTTCCCGGCCTGCGCGGCGTCATCGGCAAGTACGCCCAGATTCCGATGCGCTGGGACAAGATGTACGAAAAGGCCAACTCGAAGATGGCCTTGGAGCGCACCGCTGAGATGCGCTTCCTGTCGCTGGCCCGCCTGAAGACCGAAGGGGGCCAGACCTCTTTCGACAATCAGGCCGGCGAGCGCTACGTCTACAACCAGAGCCACAATGAAATTGCGCTCGGTTACGCGATGACCCGCAAGGCCATCGATGACAACCTGTACAAGACGCAGTTTCAGCCCTCGAACCTCGGCCTCAACGAATCCTTCGCGCAGACGAAGGAAATCTATGCGGCCAATCAGTTCAACACCGCCACCACCTACAATTCGGCGGTGGGCGGCGACGGCAAGGCTTTGTGCGCCACCGATCACCCGATCGACGGCGGCACCTATGCCAACACCCCGAGCGTGCAGGTCGACCTGAACGAGTCCTCGCTGCTCTCGGCGATGATCTCGATCCGCACCGGCTTCTACGATCAGGCGGGGCTGCGCGTCTTTGCGCAGGGCCGCAAGCTCCTGATCCCGCCGCAGCTCGAGCCCGTCGCCATCCGGTTGACCAAGACCGAACTGCGCCCGGGCACGGCCGACAACGATGTGAACGCGATCCTGTCGACCGCCGGCGGCCTGCCGGAAGGTTACATGGTGAACGAATATTTCACCTCGCAGTATGCCTGGTTCCTCCTGACCAATATCAAGGGCCTCGTTTACATGGAACGAGTGCCCTATGAGATGGATATGGAGGTCGACTTTACTACGGATAACCTCCTGGTGAAGGGCTACGAGCGGTATTCGTTCGGCTACTACAACCCGCGCGCCATCTGGGGCTCGTTCCCGACCAGCTGAGGGGTAGCCCCATGACCACGACCGCATTTTCCGGTCCCGTCGTCGTCTTCGGATCGACGGCGGGCCCGCTCGAGTACAATCCCCAGCGTGGTCCGTCGATGTTCGACGAAGGCACGCTGGTGATGGACCCGCGCGATGCGCTGCGCTACATCCCCGGCCAGCGCGGCGACCAGCCGAACTATGGCTGGTCGATGATGGGCATGATCCCGGTCATCTCCGATGTGCCGCCGACGCTGACCGCGACGGCGATTGCCGCCTCGCAGACGCCCGTCGCCGGGACCGCCTTGACGCTGGTTTCGGTCTCCGGTGCCGGCATTGTTGCCGGTGCCTCGCTGGTGCGCACCGATACCGGCGCCACCGTCACCGGCCTCTTGGCGATCGAGGTGGCGGTGACGCCGGTGACCTTCGGCTCCGGCGGCTCGGGCAACGGCGGCCCGGTCAATGCCTGGGACCCGACGACGATGCTCTCGCGCGCCGTGCGCATCGTTTCGGCCGGTGACGACAGCAACGCCACCTTCGTGGTGCGCGGCTATGACATCTACAAGTATCCTGTCACCGAAACCATCACCGGCGCCAACGGCACCGCCACCGGCAAGAAGGCGTTCAAGTACATCGCCTCGATCACGCCGGCCGGCACCCTGTCCGGCTCGGCCGTCACCGTCGGCACCACCGACGTCATCGGCCTGCCGCTCTATGCCGGCTCGGTCGGCGAAGTGTTCTGCTACTGGAATTCGCTCGTCACCCTGCCGACCTTCGTCGCCGGCGTGACCACCTCGCCGGCGACGGCGACGACCGGCGATGTCCGCGGCACGATCACCTTGCCCACCGCCTCGGATGCGACCAAGCGCCTGGCGCTCTTCCAGTCGCCGAACCCCGCCAACTTCAAGACGACGGCCCTGCAGGTCGGCGTCACGCAATACGCCGACTTCTGAGGAGAGTGAGCCATGAAGGGTCACAAGAAGCACCGTGCCTATGGCGGCGTCGTCGACAAGGACGAGCCGGCCAAGGACGCCTATGCGGGCGGTGAATCCAACGTCCGCAAGGAAGCGAACGAGAAGGCGGCCGGTGGCCGCGTCGGCCGCAAGTTCGGCGGCAAGATCGACAGTGGCAAGGATCTCGGCAAGATCGAGGGCAAGGCCGCCAAGATGCATCTCGGCCGCCCTGGTCGCAAATCCGGCGGGCGCGTCGGCGCCGATTCCTCGCCGCTGTCTTCGGCCGCCAAGACCTCGAATGCGCCGGGACATGATGCCTCGGAGTGTGGTTAGGCCCTGCCTATAGCCGCGGGGGACGTCTGACCACAGCGCAGCGCAACGACATGCCCGCCAAGGAGTTCGCTCTTCCTGGCGGGCGTTATCCTATCAACGACCCGAGCCACGCCCGCAACGCCCTGGCGCGCGTCAGCGGCAATGGTTCGCCGGCCGAAAAGGCCAAGGTCCGGGCGGCGGTGCACCGCAAATATCCCGATATCGGCAAGGACTGACGCCATGGGCGCCACCGTGACCGGTCAAATCGCGGACCTTCGACGTGAAGTCCGCGAAATCCTCCACCTTCTCAAAGCCACGAGGTTTTCGATCATGTCCGCTCTTTCCGACCTCCAAGCCGCCGTTGCGCAGGAAACCACGGTTTCGCAGTCGGCGATCACCCTGTTGCAGGGCCTCAAGGCCCAGCTCGATGCCCTGATCGCCGCCGGCAATGACGATCCGGCTCTGGCCGCCCTGACGGCGCAGCTGTCGACCGACACGAGCGCGCTCGCCGCGGCCGTCAGCGCCAACACGCCGGCCAGCCCGCCGACGCCCTGAAATCGGCTGCATCGTTCTGAAAACGACTGACCTGGGGCGCTTCGGCGCCCCATTTCATTAACCGAGGCACCTCATGGGTCTTCCGATCACCGTCACCAAGACCCTGGCGGCTGCCTCGGTCAACAATATCGCCCTGTCGCAAACTCCGTCCGGCGCCGGCAATCTGACGCTCAACGGCTCGACCGTCACTGGCGGCGTCGCCACGCTCGACACGGCGCGGCGCGTGCTCTTCACCTTCGCCGCCAATGAGGCGGCCCGCACTTTCGTGGTCTATGGCACCAACGAATACGGCAACGCCCAGCAGGAAAACGTCACCGGCACCGCTTCCACCGCGGTGACGCTGAAGGACTACAAGACCGTCACCCGGATTTCGGTTGATGCGGCCACGGCCGGCGCCCTGACGGTCGGCACCAACGGCGTTGGGGCCAGCGCCTGGCTCTCGGTCAGCCGCAGCATGACGCCCTCCAACATTTCGGCCAGCGTCGTCGTCACCGGCACGGTCAACTACACCGTGCAATACACCTACGACCCCGATCCGTTCGGCTTTACGCCCAATCCGAGCGGCCCCGTCGCCACCACCTTCAACCATCCCCTCCTCACGGCCCAGACCGCCACCGCCGAAGGCACCTTCACCTATCCGGTGACGGCGATCCGGCTGGTGGTGAATTCGGGCACGGGCAGCGCCGCCCTGACGCTGCTGCAGGCCGGCATTGCGGGACCCTGAGATGCGCAACCTTCTGATCTGGCTCGCCTGCGCCGCCGTTTTGCTGCTCGTCTGCAGCGAGGCGAGTGCGCAGCAATCGACGCTCGTCACCATCCTCAACGGCGCGAGCGTGGTCTCGAGCGGCAATCCGCTGCCGGTCTCGGGCTCGGTCACCTCGACCTCGACCACCAACGCGCCCGTCGCGCCGGCGACCGCGACCGCGACCAATTCGGCGCTGATCGGCTGCGAATTCGTCTCGGCCGGCGTCACCTTCACCGATGGCCAGCAGGGTTCGGTCAGCTGCGATTCCAAAGGCAATCTGCAGGTCGGCGGCAATGTTGCCTCCGGCTCCACGGATTCGGGCAATCCGGTCAAGATCGGCGGGCGCTACAACCTGACCCTGCCGACCTTCACCGACGGCCAGCGCGGTGATTTCCAGATCAGCGCCCGCGGCGCCGCCATCGTGCAGTTTCAGCAGCCGGGCTCGAGCTTTTCGACCAGCGCCGTGACCAACACCACGATCGGCGACGGCCTGACCAACACCGTCAACACCTATCTGTTCGCCTCCTACCCACTCGCCTATAACGGCGCGACCTGGGACAAGAGCTTTACCTGCACCAGCACGGCCTCGGTCAGCGTCACCGCCGGCAACACCACGCAGATCGTGGCGCTGTCGGGCTCGACCAATATCCGCGTCTGCTCCTTCGCCATCACGATGTCGGCGGCGGGCACCGCGCAGTTCGTTGCCGGCACGGGCAGCAATTGCGGTAGTGGCACCGCCAATATCACCGCGGCGATGTCGCTCGCGACGGCGACGCCGCTGGCGATGGCCGCCGGCCCGGGCGTCTCGGTGTTCCGCGCCGGCGCCTCGAATGCCCTGTGTGTGGCGGCCGTGACCGGCAACGTCACCGGCTTCGTGACCTACGCGCAGTTCTGAATGAGCGCCCTCACGACCCCCGGCACGGCCCATCTCGTCTCGGGGCCGATGACGAGCCGCATGGCCGCCATCGGCCTGGCGCGGCCGGGCCTGGCGGGCGGCTCGACCTGGTCGAGCGCCAAGCAGCTGGGGTTTCGCTCAAATCCACCCTCGACCGAACTGGCGCCGGCCGAAACCTGGCTCGGAGCACCGGTCAATTCCCTGCTCGCCTTCACCTATGCCGGCCAGACGGTCATGGCCGATATGGCGGGTTATGCGCAGACGCAGGCCGCCGCCTATGCCGGATTCGGGCGCTGGATCAACTGGGCCATCGGCCTCAACGTCGCCGGCGTGCCGCTGGCGGATGTGGCGAGCGGGGTCTATGATTCCGTCTTCTTCGCCATCGCGCAGGCGATCGCCTCCTACGCGGTGCAGCCGATCATTCCGGCGCGCCTGGGCTGGGAGTTCAATCTTTATCCGGCCGGGACCTATTATCCCTGGTCGGCGAACGGCGTTGAGGCCGCCTACATCGCCGCCTTTCGCCGCGTCGCCCTGATCTTCCGCGCCGTTTCCACGCGCTTTCGCATCGGCTGGGTGCCGAATTGCACCTTCGGCAATCCGACGGTCTACAACCCGGCCCTGGCCTGGCCTGGCGGCGACGTCGTCGACTATATCGGCATGGATACCTATTTGATCTATGCGCTCGACGTGGTGCCCGATGCCGGGGCCACGCTCGATGCCAAGATCTATGACGCGGTCAACTTCAAGTTCACCTCGACCTATGGCCTGAACTGGCTTTACGGCTATGCCGCCACGCAGGGCAAGCCGCTGGCGCTCGACGAATGGGGCGTCAATCTCGACTACGCCGAATATTTCGTCGCCAAGTTCGCGGCCTATATCCGGGCGCAGCGCGTGCTGTTCCATGGCTATTGGGACCAGAACAACCCCGGCCAGCCCAACTATCAGGACAAGCTCTCCGGCAACGCCTATCCGGCGACGGGGCTGCAGTTTCAGGTCGAGTTCGGGCCGATCACGATCTATACGCCGAGCGCCGTCAACGCGGCGCAGGATGGTGACACCTATATCGCCCTGACCGCTTCCAAGCCGGTAACCTGGTCGATTGCCGCGGCGCCCGCCGGCTATTCCCTGGTCGGCAATGCCCTCCTGGTCAGCGCCAGCGCCGCCAGTCATACGGTGGCGATCACCGCGACGGACGAGCGCGGCCTGACCGCAACTCTGTCGCTGGCGGTGACCATGGTGGCGAGCCTCGCCGCCTGGACGCCGGCGGCGATCAGCGCCCAACTCGATCTGTGGCTCGACGTTGCCGATGCCGCCACTATCACCAGCGCCGGCGGCACCTGTTCGCAGATCACCGACAAGAGCGGCAACAGCCATACGGGCACGCAGGCGACGGGGGCCAATCAGCCGGCCTATTCGACCACGGCGCGCAACAACCTGCCCGGTCTGACCTTTGACGGCTCGAATGACTGGATGGGCCTGGCCAGCGCCTCGACCCTGGTGGCGGCCGGCGCCAAGCGCGCTGCCTTCATCGCCTTCTTTTCGAACGCCGCCGACAGCTCGGGCTTCAAATATACCTGGGGCCTGGCCGACAACGCCTCGACCACCATCGCCCGCACCGGCACCGGCTCGGGCACGCTGCGGGTCTTCGCCAACACCGGCCAAAACACCGCGGTCAGTGTCGCCGGCACCGACGTCGTCGCCTCGGCCCTGTGGGATTCCACCGCCACACCGGGCCAGCTGCAGCTGATCAACACCACGGTCAACGGCACGGCCGTGCCGTCGATGTCGCTGACCTCGGCATCGGTATCGCTGACGCGGGCGACGATTGGAGCGCGCCCCGCCGGGGCCAGCGGCGCCGCCGATTTCTGCGACCACATCCTCAAAGAGCTGATCCTGCTCAAGAACAGCGCCAACACCTATCTGGTGGCGCTCGTCGTCGGTTATCTCGCCTGGAAATGGGGCGCCAGCAGCGTTGCAGCGCTGCCGTCGGATTTCCCGTTCAAACAGGCCGCGCCGAAATTGGTCAGCTGAGCGCTTGAAGGAAAGACGATGTCGACACAGACCTTGACCGGGCCGGGCGCCGGCACCCCGGTGCTGATCACCGGCAAGACCCTGTCGCCGGTGCTGCCCGGCTTCCTCTGCCTGGTTTCGGGCACGCTGACCTATAATGTCGAGGCGACCGGCAACGCCGTCGGCACCGACCCCACGACCTGGTCCTGGACGCCTTTGTCCAACTTCACCGGCCTGACCGCCTCGACCGACGGGGCTCTTCTCGCCATGGCGACGCATCTGCGCCCGAACGTCACCGCCTTCACCTCGGGCAGCCTGGTGTTTCAGGTCATTCAGCCGAGCGCCAAATAGTGGCCGTCTCCACCACCTATGCCTTCGCGCCGTCTTCGGGCGAAGTCCTGCTCTATGCCCTGTCGATGTGCGGCATTCGCCCGACGGCGATCACGCAAGAGCACATGTTCAACGGCCGCATGGCGGCGAATTTCCTGCTGGCGAGCTGGGCCAACAAGCAGGTCAACCTGTGGAACGTCGACCTGATCGAGGTGGCGCTGGTGCAGGGCACCGCGACCTACAATGTCGATCCGACCTGCGTGATGATCCTGGACGCCTATATCCGCACCGGCGACGGCACCGATGCGGTGGAGGACCGCGTCATCTTCCCGATCTCGCGCACCGAATATGCCTCCTATCCCAACAAGTCGATTCAAGCGCCGCCGACGGTGTTCTGGTTCGATCGCCTGCTCTCGCCCACCATCACGCTCTGGCAAGTGCCGGACGGCAACGGACCCTATCTGCTGCGCTACTACCGGGTGACGCAGATCGCCGATGCGACGCTGAACAACGCGACGCAGCCGGCCATTCCCTATCTGTGGCTCGACGCCTTCGCCACCGGCATTGCCGCGCGCCTGGCGACGATCTACGCCCCCGATCGGGCCATGGGCTTCGCCACCCTGGCGGAGCAGACCTGGAACATCGCCGCCGGCCAGAATGTCGAGAACGTCAATCTCTACATTCAGCCGGGCCTGGGCGGCTATTACGTGCGCTGAGCCATGGCCTGGCGCTTTCATGGTCGGGCCCGGGTCGATGCCCGCAACCCGCGCGCCTTCGGCGTCTGTGAGGGTTGTAATTTTTGGTACAACCTCGTCGACCTGAAATGGCAGTACCAGTGGGCGGGTTCGCAGATCCAGAACCTGCGCCAGCTCAAATGCCGCACCTGCCTCGACGTGCCGCAACAGCAGCTGCGCTCGATCATCCTGCCGGCCGATCCGCAGCCGGTGTTCAACGCCCGGCCGCAGAATTTCGACCTGGCCGAAACCGACTACCGCGTCACCCAAGACGATGACCGCCGCATCACGCAGGACGATTCTCCGCGCGTGACCATGGAAACCGGCGATGACCTGGTGATCCCCGACTGATGGCGAACGTTCAAATCCCCGACCTGCCGGCGGCCATTGGCCTGGACGGTAGCGAAGAATTGGAGATGGTGCAGGGCGGCACCTCCAAGCGCGCCACGTCGCTGCAGATCGCCGCCCTCGCCGGCGGCGTTTCGGTGACGGAACCGGCCAATACCGTCTATGCCGGGCCGACCTCGGGCGCGCCGGCGCTCCCGGCCTTCCGCGCCTTGGTGACGGCCGACTTCCCGGTCACCGGCGTCACCGCCGGCACCTATGGCGACGCCACGCACATTCCCGCGGTGACTGTGGATGCGACGGGGCGGGTGACGGCGGCGAGCAACATCGTCGCCACGGGCACGGTGTCCTCCGTCGGCCTGTCGATGCCGAGCGAATTCTCGGTGGCCAATTCGCCGGTCACCACCTCAGGCACCCTGACGGTGACCTGGAATGCGCCGGTGACGGCGGCCCATGGCGGCACCGGGCAATCGTCCTACACCATCGGCGACCTGCTCTATGCGTCCGGCGCCACGGCGCTGTCGAAACTCGCCGATGTCGCCACTGGCAATGCGCTGCTCGCCGGCGGTGTCGGCGCCGCCCCCCTGTGGGGGAAGGTTGACGTCACCACCACCATCACCGGCATTCTGCCGGTGGCCAATGGTGGCACCGGGCTCGCTTCGGGCACCTCGGGCGGCGTCCTCGCCTACACCGCTTCGGGTACGCTCGCCTCTTCCGGCGCTCTGACAGCCAATGCCCTCGTGCTTGGGGGCGGCGCCGGTGCCGTGCCGACAGTGCTCGGCTCACTCGGCACCACCACGACGGTGTTGCACGGCAACGCCGCGGGCGCACCGACCTTCGGCGCGGTGTCCCTGACGGCGGATATCACCGGCACGCTCGGCGCCGGCAATGGCGGCACCGGCAATGCCAGTTATGCTGTCGGCGACATCCTCTATGCCTCGGGCGCGACGACCCTCTCGAAACTGGCCGACGTTGCGACCGGCAACGCGCTGATTTCGGGCGGCGTCACCACGGCGCCCTCCTGGGGCAAGATCGGCCTGACCACGCACGTCTCGGGCACGTTGCCGATCGCCAATGGCGGCACGAATGCCACCACGCAGATCGGCGCTTGGGATTCGATTACGGCCGTCGGAACCACCATTCCGTCAGCCTCGACGATCAACCTGACCACGGCGACCGGGCCGATGGTCGATATTTCCGGCACGACGACGATCACCGGTGTGACGCTGGCGCAGGGCGCGACACGCACGGCGCGCGCCACCGGAGCATTCTACATTCAAACCAGCGCCAGCCTTGTCGTAAACGGCGATTCGGCTGGGTATGGTTGGCAATGCTCGGTAAATGACATCCTTTATTTCGAGGGGTTCGCTGGCTCGGTTGTTGCTGTCTGGGTTGTCGCGATGGGCGGTCCCGGCGGTTACAACCAACGTACAGCGTCCACGACAGCTCAAACCCGCAACGCCATCATCAACGGTGACATGTCGGTGGCGCAGCGCGGCACCTCGTTCAGCACGCCGGCGAGCAACGCCTACACGCTCGATCGCTGGTTCGTCTTTTATGATGGCACGATCGGCACGTTCACGATTTCGCAAAACACTTGGGGAGCGGGCCTGCCGTCGTCGCGTGAGCGGACCTACTATCTGCAATGGAATCAAACGGCTGCCGGATCAGGCTCAACCGCTCGGCTTTTGGTCACGCGCCTTCCGAACGTGCGGACATTGGCGGGGCAGTCGGTCACGGTATCGTTTTATGGGCAAGCGGATTCCACCCGGACCGTCGGTATCCAATTCACGCAATTCTTTGGCACGGGCGGCTCGCCGTCGGCCTCCGTGACGACGGCGCTGACAAGCCAGAGCGTAACGTCGGGCGCTCTTCGATATTTCGCAACGGCCACGCTGCCGAGCTTGTCGGGGAAAACGCTTGGCAGCAACGGCGACGATTATCTGCAACTCGCCTTCTCGATGCCGCTCAACGTGACCTTTGCTCTCAACATTTGGGATGTGCAGCTCGAATTGGGCGTGAACCCGAGCGAATTTGCGCGTCAGTCCTTTCAAGATCAGGTGCAGGCATGCCTGCCGTACTACGAGAAGTCCTTCACCTATGCCACGGCGCCGGCGCAAAATGTCGGCACCAATACCGGCGAGTGGCGCTATGTGGCGGCGATTGCGGCTGCCGGCACCGAACGAGCGCCGACGACCACCTTTAAGGCGCAGAAGCTGAAGACGCCGACGATCACGATCTACAACCCGGCGGCGGCGAATGCCCAAGTGCGCGATATTCAGGCCGCGGCTGATTGCTCGGCAACGACGTCGGGCAACATCAACAACAATGGCTTCGTGCTGTTCTGCACCGGCAACGCCTCGACCGCGGTCGGCAATTCGCTCGGCTTTCACTGGACGGCGGAGGCGGAACTTTGAAATACGCCAACGCCGAAAAGACCGTCATCGATATGGAGGATGGCCGCTTTATCCCGGTCGATCCGACCAACCGGGATTATGCGGCTATGGTCGCGAGCAACGTCGCGATCGGCGCCTATGTGCCGCCGGCGCTGTCGCCGATCCTGTCGCCACTGCAGTTCATCAGCCGGTTCACCGATGCCGAGCAACTGGCCCTGGCGCAGGCGGCGATGATGCAGGCCCCGATCAAACTCTGGTACGACAAATTGCTCGCGGCCGAATTCATCGACCTGACCGATGTGCGTGTCACCTCCGGCGTCGATGCCATGGTCAGCGCCGGGCTCGTGACCAGCGATCGGGCCGCGGCGGTGCTGAAGGTCGGGTGAGGGCGCCGTGGATTACTCGACCTATGTCGCCACGATGCAAAACCTGATGGTGGTGCAGACGGGGGATGCGAATTTTACGCAGATCCTGCCGACCATCATCACCTCGGCCGAAGAGCGGATCTGGCGCGACCTCGACCTGATCTCGACCATCGTCACCGACACCAGCGCCTCGACCGCCGTCGGCAGCAACACCGTGGCGATCAACGCCAATTTCGTCGTGGTGCAGAACGTCAACATCTCCGGTTCGGGCCTGGCGCGCACGCCGCTGACGCCGGTCAACCGGGCCTTTATCGACACGGTCTATGGCAATGCGGCGATGACCGCGGCGCCGGTCTATTTCGCCATGCTGACGCAAAGCACCCTGATCGTCGGCCCGATCCCGGATGCGCCCTATACGGTGGAAGTGATCGGCACGCAGCGCCCGGCCACGATGTCCTCGACCAATCCCAACACCTTCATCGGCGACAACCTGCCGGATCTCTTCATCGCCGCTTCGATGATCTTCGCCTCGGGCTACCAGCAGAATTTCGGCAGCCAGGCCGACGATCCGCGCATGGCCGCCTCCTGGGATACGCAATATCAGGAACTGCTCAAGGCGGCGGGTGTGGAAGAGCTGCGCAAGAAATTCCAGAGCCAGGCCTGGTCGCCGCTCTTCCCGACTCCGGCGGCGCCGCCGCGCGGCTGATGCTCTCAAGAGCAGCTTAAATGCCTTTTGGTGCTCTCAAACTCATGCCCGGCGTCAACGCCGAGCAGACGCCGACCTTGCTGCAGGCGGGGATTTCGCAAAGCCAGCTGATCCGCCACCGCGCCAACCTGCCGGAAAAGCTCGGCGGCTGGTCGAAATTCTATCCGAACGCCGTCTCGAGCCCGATCCGCGACCTGCACGCCTGGGAAGGCATCAACAACGACACGCATTTGTCGGTGGGGGCGGAATCTTCGCTCCTGGTGATCAGCTCGGGCGTGGCGCAGGACATCACGCCGCGGCAGGTCTCCACCGATCCGACGGTGGATTTTTCGACGATCAACGCCTCGAACGTCGTCACCATCATCGATGCCGGCATCACGCCGACCACCTATGACACGCTGTTCCTGTCGACCCCGGTGGCAATCGGCGGCCTGGTCCTGTCGGGCTCTTATGCCATCGCCACAGTCACCGGCGCGCACAGCTACACCATTCTGGCCGCCGCCAATGCCAATGCCACGGTGAACCATGGCGGCGCAGTGCCGCAGTTCACCACGGTATCAGGTTCGGCCACCGTCACCGTTACCCTGGCGGCGCACGGCTATATCGTGGGAGAATCCTTCAACGTCGCGGTCTCGACCACGGTCGGCGGCGTCACCATCGCCGGCAACTACGTCATTCAGACGGTGCCGACGGCCAACACTTTTACCATCAACGTCTCGGCCGCGGCGACCTCCTCGACCTCCGGTTTCGAGAACGGCGGCAACGCCCATTTCATCTACTTCACCGCGCTCGGGCCGCCGCCGGAAAGCGCCGGCTACGGTGTCGGCGGCTATGGCCTGGGCGGCTATGGCACGGGCCAGTCGCAAACCGGCACGCCGGGCACGCCGATCACCGCCACCGATTGGACGACGGACAATTGGGGCGAAATCCTGCTCGCCTGCCCGCAAGGGGGCGCGGTCTATTCCTGGTCGCCGGATTCGGGCTTCACCACCGGCGTGCAGGTCTTCGGCACGCCGATCATCAACGGCGGCATCTTTATCGCCATGCCGGCGCAGATCCTGGTGTGCTGGGGTTCGTCCACCGGCGGCGTGCAGGACCCGCTGCTCATCCGCTGGTCGGATGCCGGCGACTTCACCGACTTCGTGCCGCTCTCGACCAATCAGGCCGGCTCGTTCCGGGTGCCGACGGGCTCAAAAATCGTCGGCGGCCTGCAGGCGCCGCAGCAAGCCCTGATCTGGACCGATGTCGATATCTGGGCCATGCAATATATCGAGCCGCCGCTGGTCTTCGGCTTCAACAAGATCGCCACCGGCTGCGGCGCCCTGTCCTCGCACGCGATGGCAGCGCTCGGCTCGGCCGTCTACTGGATGGGCCTCGACCAGTTCTATGTGCTGACCGGCAACGGCGTGGCGGGGCTGCCCTGCGATGTCTGGGATGTGGTCTTTCAAAACCTCGACACCGACAACCTGCACAAGATCCGCGCCGCGCCCTCGTCCGGCTTTGACGAAATGGCCTGGTACTATCCGAGCCTGTCTGGCACCGGCGAGATCGACAGCTACGTCAAGGTCAATATCGGCGGCTCCTCGCTGCAGTGGGACTATGGCAGCCTGGCGCGCTCGGCCTGGATCGATCAATCGGTGCTGGGCCAGCCGATCGGCGCCTCGCCGCAAGGGCTGATCTACCAGCACGAGATTTCGCCGGATGCCGACGGCACGGCGATGAATCCCTCGTTCCAGACCGGCTATTTCGTGCTGTCGGAAGCGGAAGACTATTCGTTCGTCGACCTGATCGTGCCGGATTTCAAATATGGCTACGCCGGCGGCGCGCAGACCGCCGTGCTGCTGGTGACGATCTATGCGGTGGATTTTCCGGGCGACACGCCGAGGAGCTACGGCCCGTTCACGCTGAGCGTGGCGCAGCGATTCGTCTCCGGTGTGCGGGTGCGCGGGCGCCAGATCGCCTTCAAGTTCGAAAGCCAGGATCTGGGGACGTGGTGGCGCTACGGCGACGTGCGCTTTCGCTTCGCCCCGATGGGAAGGCGCTGATGGCCGACAACAATTCCAATGCCAACCTGATCACCACGCTGCTCAACGGCGTGCGCTATCTCGGCCAGATCGCCACGACGCTCTCGACCACTTTTCCCCAGACCGGGGGAACCTCAAGCAGCGCCACCGCCGGCGCCGCGACACTGCCGGCCAATCCGGTCGGATTCATCACCGTGACGCTGCCCGACGGCACCGCCGCCAAGATCCCGTATTATGCCTGATCCGCTGACCGCCCAATATCGCGAGCACGCGATCGCCACCGCCATGCGCTCGGGCATGCGCAAGCCGCATGTCGGGCCGCTACTCTCGGCCGTGGCCGGGCGCACCGACCATCTGCCGATCGACGTCATGGCCGGCTCCTATGTGCTGCCGGCCGACGTGGTCTCGGGCCTGGGCGAGGGCAACACCATTTCCGGCATGCAGGTGATCCACCACATGTTCGGCTCCAACCAAACGCCCTATGGCGGGCGCATGCAGTTCGCCAAGGGCGGCGCCGCCGAGCAGCCGGGCGAGAACGTGCCGATCGTCGCGGCGGGCGGGGAAGTGGTGCTCTCGCCCGATCAGGTGCGCCAGATCGGCGGCGGGGATCTCGACCGCGGTCACGCCATTCTCGACGCCTTCGTCAAGCACACGCGGCGCAAGACCATCAAGACGCTGAAGAAACTCCCGGGACCGGCCAAGAAATGAGCGAATACGCCGTTCGTGTCGCCACGCCTCAGGATCGGGCGAGCGTGGTCGACCTCATCCATCTGCTGCACGACGAAAACGGCCTGTTTTCGCTCTCCGACCGCAAGGTCGAACAGCAGCTCGATCGCTATTACAAGGGCGGCACCGCCATTCTCGGCGTCATCGGCCCGATCGGCGCGGTGGAGGGCTCGATCTTCCTCTCGATCGAAGAGCCCTATTATTCGGAAGACCTGCAGCTGACCGAACTGTGGAACATGGTGCACCCGGCACATCGCACCAAGGATCATGTCGGCAAGCTGTTGGACTTTGCCAAGCGCTGCTCGGACGAAACCCAGCTGACGCTGATGATCGGCATCATCTCCAACAAGCGCACGGCGGCAAAGCTGCGCATTTACGGCAAGAAATTGGAACCGGCCGGCGGATTCTTCGTGTGGAATCCGCAGTTCGCCGGCGGCCATTGGCTGAGCGCCGCGGAATAGGGCCATGGGCGGAAAATCCACCTCCTCGACCACCACGACACAGCTGCCGCCGGAGCTGCGGCAGGCCTATAAGGATCTGGTCGGCCAGGCGCAGGGTATTTACAACAATACCTCGTACACGCCCTATTCCGGCGGCTCGTCCAACTCGCTGATCGATGCGGCCAATTCGACGCTGACCAATTCGGCGACGGCCGGCGACCCCTATTTCGGCGCCGCCACCGGTGCGCTCTCCAACGCCCTGAATCCGGCTTACAACTCCGTCGGCAATTACATGAACCCCTACACGTCGGGGGTCGTGAATGCGACGATGGCGAACATGAACGAACAGAACCAGCAGCAGCAGCAGCAGGTTCTGGGCAACGCCATTGCCAAGGGCGCCATGGGCGGGGACCGTGTCGGCGTGGCGCAGTCGGAACTGGCGCGCCAACAGAACCTGGCCAATCAGCAGACGATTTCCGGCCTGTGGAACCAGAATTATTCGCAGGCCCTGCAGGCGGCGCAGGGCCAGCAGGCACTCGGCCTGCAGGCGGCCAACACCTATTCGGGCCTGGGCACCGCGGCCTCGACGGCGGCCGTGCAGTCGGGTCTGGCGGCGCTGCAGGGCGGCGAGAACCAGTACAACCGCGACTATGCGCAGTATCAGGCCGAGCAATCCTACCCCTTCCAGAAGGCGAGCTGGCTCGGTTCGATCGTCGAGGGCCTGGGCTCCTCGGCCGGCGGCAGTTCAACGACAACCTCGCAAGGGGGCAATGGTCTCTCCAGTATTTTTGGCGGCGCGTTGGGGCTTGGGGCACTCCTCCTTCGCTCCGATGAACGCTCCAAGGAGGATATCGAACCGATCGGCAAGGCCTTTGATGGCCAGACCCTCTATCGCTTTCGCTACAAGGGCGAGCCGCAAACCCATGTCGGTTTCCTGGCGCAGGAAGTCGAGCAGCGCCATCCCGAGGCGGTCGGTGAATCCGGCGGCGTGAAGGGCGTGGATTATCGCGCCGCCACCGAGGATGCCGCCGATCGCGGCAAGTTCGCGCCCGGAGGGGTCGTCCCTTATGGGGGCACACCCGGCACTACGCCGGCGACCGGCGCCGATGCCAGCTATATCCCGGCCCCGTCACCGGTGGGCGGCGGCAGCGCCCTGCCCAAGGGCGGCAGTAGCGGCGCGAGCCAGCAGCAAGATCCGCTGCAGGGCGTGATGAGTGGCGTCAAGGGCGTCAACGACATGGCCAAGACCGGCCGGGAACTGGGCCTGCCGCAAAAGATCGCCTCGCTGACCGGCGCCGATGCCAGCGCCACCTTGCCGCAGGAAGCGACCATGGCGGCGCAGGGCCTCGGCACTGCCGCCGCACCGGCGGCCGGTGCGGCGGGGGGCACTGGCGGCCTGATGTCGGCGTTGATGGGGCTGTTCTCCAAGGGTGGCGTGGTCGGGCGCAAGGGCTATGACGATGGCGGCGATGTCTGGCCCTCGTTTGACGATGCCGACATGCTGCGCAATGACGGCTTGAGCGCACCGACGCCGCCGCCGGTGCAAGGACCGCCGATTCCCCCCGCCGCGCCGGCGAAGCCTTTCGCGGCGAGCCGTCTGCCGGATACGCAGGATTATCGCCCCGAAGACAGCCCGAGCTATTCGACGCCGCGCAGCGACCCGGGCGTGGTGCCTTCGCCGCCGGAGCGCCCGGCCGGCGGCGTGCTCGGCATCAAGCCGACGCCCCCGCCCAAGGACAACGAAAAGGGCTATCGCCCCGAGGATTCGCCCAAGGCGGCGAGCGGGGCACCGACCGCGGATGCGCCCTATGCCAATGACCCGCTGATGAACCTGGCGGCGCGGCAGGCCGGCCTGGTGACGCCGCAGGCGCAGGCCGAGCCGATCGCCCCCGAAACGGCGGCGGACGATTATGGCGTGATCCGCAATGCCGGGCTCGCCAATCCGGCGATGGCGGCACCCAAGCCGCAGATCCCGCTGGCGCCGGAAGGCTCGGGCGATGAACTGATGAACATTGCGGCGGCGCAGGCGGCCGAGGTGCCCAAGCCCGGCGTTGCGCCGCAAGCGGACGCGCCGGCGATGGCCGGCCTGGTGCCGCTGCCGCCGCCGCGCCCCAAGGGCCAGATCCTCGGCGGTCAGGGCGGCGTTGCCCCCGACCAGACCGGTTCGGTGCCGCCGCCGAGCAACGACAACGCCCCGGCCGCCCCGGCTCTGCCGGCGCCGATCAGCGTCGCCCCGGCGCCCAAGGTGCACGGCATGACGGCCAAGCAGGCCAATGCCGACAATCCGGACGCCCCGGTCGGCCGCCTGAGTGCCGGCCAGCAGGCGCGGGTGGCGCAGGGCCAGCCGATCTATGTGCCGCGGCTTTCGGGTGCCTCGGTCGCCGGTGCGCAAAACTGGCTGCAGAGCCTGAGCAATGCGGGCCTGGATCACATGCATGCGGCGATGATGGCCGGCAATATCCAGACCGAATCCTCCTTCCGCCCCGATGCCTGGAATCACGCCGAGAACGCCCATGGCGCCATGCAGTGGGAAGGGGACCGCTGGGATGGTCCGAACGGCCTGCAGGCCTTCGCCGCCCGCTCCGGACGCGATTGGCGCGATCCGCAGGTGCAGGCCAATTTCATGCGCTGGGAAGGCGAGAATATCCCGCGCCTGAAGGGGCCGTGGCAGCAGTTCCTGGCGGCGCAGACGCCGCAGCAGGCGCAGGAGGCCTTGGCCCATTTCATCGGCTACAAGCGCGACGACCGGCACGGCAACGACAATGCGCGCCTGGCCAACGGCATGGCGATCCTGGGCGGTTCGCCGACCGCGGTGGCGCAGACCGGCAATGCGACCGGCAACGATACCACCGGCTCCATCCCGCAAACCGGTGGAGTCGTTGCTCAAAACGCCGCCGCGCCGACCGGCAATGAAGGCGGCATTCTGCAGGGCCTCAAGAATGCCCTCGGCATTCCTCAGGGCCTGTCGGATGAGGCCAGCATTGGCCTTCTACAGGCCGGTCTCGGCATTATGGGGGGCACCTCGCGCAACCCGTTTGTCAATATCGGCCAGGGCGGCCAGAAGGGCGTCGAGGCATATTTGCAGGGCCGCAACATGCGGCGCGAGGAGGCGCTGGCGCAAAGCGATATCGGGTACAAGAAAGGTCAGCTCGGTCTCGAGGGCCAGCGCGTCGACCTGGAAGGCAAGCGCCTGGCGCAGGATGCCGACCTTAAGCGGCAGGAGCTGGCGCAGCAGAGCGCCTATCAGGCCAGCGAGATCGCCAAGAATCAGGCCGAGGTTTCGGCCGGCCGCTACAATGTTACGCAAGGCCCGAACGGCTTCATTGTGCAGGACCGCTACAACCCGCTGAACACCCGGTTCATGAACATGGACGAGCTGCAGGCGGCGCAGGCCTCGGGCGAGATTCCGTCGGGACCGCCGGCGATTGGTACGCCGCCCCCGGCCGTCGCCGGTGCGATTGCCCCGCCCAAGCCGGGCGGCGTGCTGACGCCGCAGGCTGCCCCGGAAATGCCGGCCGGCCCTGCGCCTTCGGGCCTGGTGGCCCCGCCGGCCGGCCCCGCCCCGGCGCCTTCTGGGCCGGTGCCGCCGGCCGCGGCGGTCGAGCCGAGTTACAACATGGCGCCCGCCAAGGGCAATCTCGAGGGGCTCGAGCCGGAAGTGCGGTCGGCGCCGTTCTCGATGATGCAGTTCGGCCAGGAAGGGCCAAAGGTTCTCGGCCAGATCTACCAAAAGAAGGTCGAGGGCGCCGGCGACGTCGCTGCCGCGGCGCAGAGCACCAACTTGGCGCTCGACCAGATGCAGGAATATCTTTCGCAGATCCCGGCCAACAGCTGGGTGGCGCCCGGTACGGCGCATGCGACTCGAGTCGAGTGGGCGAGGGCGCTCAACACCACGCTCAACAAGCTCGGATTCCAGTCACAGATCCCGCCGGAAGAAGTGGCGGCCGGCGAGGCCCTGATCAAGGCGCAGACGGGCCTCGGCTTCGAGCTGGCCAAGACGCTGGGTTCGCGCGAGGCCGGCTTTATCGTGCAGCAAGCGGTCAATTCGGTGCCTGGCGGCGCGCTGTCGCCGGAAGGCTCGAAAAAGCTGATCGCGGCGATGAAGGCGGCCAATCAGCGCAAGATCGACTATGCCGACTATATCCAGAAATATGGCGCGCGCAGCGCCGGCGACCTGACCGGCGCCGATGCGACCTTCAACAAGTTCGCGCCGCCTGAACTCTATGCCCTGATGGCCAATACGCCGGCGCAGCAGCTGATTCCGGCGGTGCAGATGCTGCGGCGCAATCCCGGCACCTGGCGCGAATTCGAAAGCCATGTCGGGCAGGGCACGGCCAAATATGTTCTGGGACTGGCAGGCCAGCAGTGACCGATCCCTATGCCTCGATCTTCGGGCCCGCGAGCCCGCAGACGACGCCGATGGCGCCGCCGCTGACGCCGAAGGACACGCCGGCGCCGCCCTCGACCACGGCTGACCCCTACGCCTCGATCTTTACGAGCGCGCCGGCACCGGCGCAGCCCGCAAGTCCGACAGGGTTGCCGCCGAGCCCGACGGGCGGGGGTACGCCGGCGCCGAGCGGCGAGGAGAGCCTGGCGACGCCGGGCGGTGTCCTCAAGCATGCGGCGTTCGGGCCGATCCGCAGCCTCAGCGATACGCCGGCCGGCATGGCGAACCTGGTCGAGACCGGGCTTTGGGAAAAGCTGCATCCGTTCAGCAACCCGGATACCGGCGAGAGCTATTTCAAGCAGCTCGGCCGCGATCTCGGCATGGTCTCCACGCCCGCGCCGGAGGGGCAGGGCTACCAGCCGGTGTCGGGGCCGCTGCTGCAGAAAGCGCAGAGCGCCGTCGGCCTGAACGCCAACGACTATCTGCCGCGCCCGGCCAACGGCCCGGAGCGGGTGGCGGAGGGCATCACCAGCGCCGCCGCCTCGCTGGTGCTGCCGGAGGCGCTGGTCTCCCGCGCCGGCATTCTCGGGCCCGGCGCCAAGGCGGCGCTCGAGCCGGTTTTGGGTTCGGGCACGACGCAGAGCATGCTCGCCAATGCCCGCCTGGGCGCGGCGGCCGGGGCGGGCAGCAGCCTGGCGCAAGAGGTGGTGCCGGACAAATACAAGCCGCTCGCCGGTCTGGTCGGCACTGGCCTCGGCCTCGGCGCCGCGGCGGTGCCCGGCATTCTGGGCAAGGCGGCCGGCGTCGCCGTGCCGCCGGTGACCACGGCTGGCAAGCGCATCGCCGTCGGCCGCGATCTGATCAAGGCGGCCGACAATCCGCAGGCGATCATCGGCGATACCGGTCCGGTGACCGACAAGCGCATCCTGCCGGAGTCGCCGCAGAGCCTGGGCGAAGCCTATAGCGATCCGGGCCTGCAGGGCCTGCAGGGCCGCATTGCCGGGCCGACGACGAAGGAAGGCGCGGACCTGGCGGAACAGCAGCAGCGCGCCCGCGTCGAGGCCCTGACCGGGGCCGGGCGGGGCGATGCCACCAGCCTGCCGCAGCTGTTTCGCGATCAGGCGGCGAAGATCGAACAGGACACGCAGGCCGCGCTACAGCGCCAAGCGCAGGCGGCCGATCAGGCCAAGGCAGCGGTCGGAATCGGTGGCCTGAAGGAGGCCAAGGTCGGCGCGGCCGGTCGCTCGGTGCTGGAGGACATGGATACGGCCGAAAAGGCCCGCATGAAAGGCCTCTACGATGCCGCCGAGGCCAATGGTCCCGTCAACGTCCTGACCTCGGGCGTGCAGGAGGCCAAGGCCAAGGCCTATGATTCGCTCAACCCGACGGCGCAAAAGACGCTCGATCCGATCGAGAAGACCATCACGGCGCATATCGATACGCTGGGGCCGCAGATTCCACTGTCGGAACTGGGTAGCCTGAAGAGCTGGATTTCGGCCGAAATGCGCAAAATGGACAATACGGCGATGCCGTACCAGCGCATGGGCGAGTTGCGAAAGGGCGTCGATTCGTCTATTGATGATACTCTCGCCAAAGTCGATGATTTGGAACGAACTGCCGTTGCCAACGGCACTTTGGCTCCCGATGATACGACGGCTGCCAGGATCAAGAAAGTTGTCGACGAATACAACCGCCCCGCATCTGAAACTGATACAGGACGCAATGAGCCGGCAAGAGCCGTGGCAGCGGCCGGGCCTGCTCCAAGCCCTGTGGAAGGAAGCGCGGGCGCAAAGCGACTTTCAAATGGCGCAGGCGATCAGGGCCTACGAGAATTTGGCACGCCGCCAGCCCCTGCCGCCGCACAAACCGGGCCGGTAGGCGCCGGGCGCCTGCATTATCCCGGCGGCGCCGTCGATGTGCGCTATGAGTTGGCCGACCTCGCCGACCTGAAGACTTCGCACGATGCCGATTTCCGGGCCAATCCGGACTATCCGGCCGAGCTGCAGCCGCGCGATCGTTCGGGCTATGCGGCGCAGGATCAGGTCAATCAGATGGCGAACGGCCTGCAGCCCGAACGGCTCGGCCGCTCCAGCGAAATCAATGCCGGCGCGCCGCTGGTCGGGCCCGACAATGTCGTGGAAAGCGGCAATGGCCGCACCCTGGCGCTGGCGCAGCGCTATGCCAAGGGCAACAATGAAGCCTATCGGCAGTGGCTGCAGGCGCAGGGCTATGACGTTTCCGGCTATCAGCGCCCGGTGCTGATCGCCCGGCGCACCACGGCGCTGTCGCCGAAGGCGCGCGAATACATGACCGGCTCGGCCGCCCTCAATCAGGGGCTCGGCCGCAGCGGCGTCGAGAAGGCGGCGAGCGATGCCAAGCTGCTCGGCGACGACGTGCTGCAGCGGGCGCGCGGCGGGGATCTTCTCTCGGAAGAGAATGGCGACTTCGTCCGCGCCTTCATGGCCAAGCTGCCGGCGAACGAGCGCGCCGACCTGGTGGACGCCAAGGGCGCGTTGACAAAGCCCGGGCGCGACCGCATCAATGCTGCGCTGACCATGAAGGCTTTCGGCGACCGCTCGGTGATCGAGCAGGCTTTCGCCACGCCCGACCCGACGGTGCGCTCCATCGCCAACGGCATGGTCAAGGCGGCGCCGATCTGGGCCAAGATGCGCGAGGCCGCCAAGGCCGGCGGCATCGCCGCCGACCACGACATCACCGACGCGCTCCTGACCGACCTGCATGCGGTGATGCAGGCCCGCGCCAAGGGCTTTTCGGCGCAGTCGATCCTGGATCAGGCCTCGCTCTTGGGCGAAGATGCCGCGGCGCACGACCTGTTGTTTTCGCAAACCAAGGCCGGCACCCGGCTGGCCGGCGAGCAGAAGATCGCCGACAACCTGCAGCGTTATGCCGAAAACGCCCTGAAGAACACCGCCGGCGATCGGCTCTTCGGTGAGGCACTGCCGGCCAAGGACGTCCTGAAAGCGACGGTCGACAAACTCGGTAAGGAAGGCGAGGAAGCGGCGCCGAGTTTCGCCACTGGCGCCGGTGAGACGGCCGGGCCGGAACTGGCCAGCCGCCAGCAGCTCGAGGGCCTGCGCAAGGCGGATGCCGAATACAAGGCCTTCATGGAGCGCAAGCGCCCGGTCAAGGGCCTGCTGCAGCGCGCCCCCTACAAGACGTCGCCCTACAAGATCACGGACGACAGCCTGCCCGATCATCTGTGGAAGAGCGGCGCCAGTGGCGCGAATGCGATCAACGATTATGTCGCCTTCACCGGCAAGAGCAAGACCGGCCTCGACGCGCTCGAATCGGCCGCGGCGCTGTCGCTGCAGCGCAAACTCGGCCAGGACGGGCGGCTGAGCCCGGCCAAATATGACCGCTGGCGCGCCGACCATGATTCGGCGATCCAAGCCATGGAACAGGCGCGGCCGGGTTTTCTGGCCCGGTTCGATTCCTATGCCGGCGCCGAACGGGCGATGGAAGAGGCGGTGACGACGCGCCGGGCCCTGGCGGATGGTTTCGCCAAGTCGGAAGCCGGCAAGATCATGCATCTGACCGCCGGCGCCGATGTCGCCAAAAAGCTCGGCCAGATCCTGGAGGGCCAGGGGGGCGTGGGCAAGCTGCAGGAACTGATGCGGGCCACGCACGGCAACGCCGATGCGATCGAAGGCCTGCGGCAGGGCGTGCTCGATCACATCTTCAACCGCCAGACCGGCACCAAAAGCCTTTCGGACAGCGAGCTGGCGCTGAAGGAAAAGGAATTCCGCGACTATGTGCGCAAGCATCAGGCCGGGCTGCAGGCGGTGCTGGCGCCCGATCAGCTGGCGCGGGTCAATGCCGTGGCGGAAGATATGGCGCGCTCGGCCCGCACGCGGGAGCTGGGCAAGGTGGAGGAGCCGGGGGCGCAGCCGGCCGGCGGCACGCTGAAGCGGGCCTTTCAGAACTATGCCCAAAAGGATCTGACCTCAAAAATGTTCGCCGGGCTCGGCTGGCTGATCGGCGGCGTGCCGGCGGCGGGTGTGGGCTATTCGATCGGCGAGCTGCGCAAGGCCGGCTTTGCCAGCGTCGAGCAGCTCAAGCGCGAAGCGATCCTCAATCCCGAGATGGGCCGCACCTTCATGCAGATGGCGCACGCCAAGGACGCCGGCATGACGGGCCTGGGCCTGAGGACGAAATTGCTGCGGGCGGCACTCGCCGGCAGCCATGTGCAAAATCAGGGCCCGGCGCAACCCGCCGGTTGACCCGAAGGGGGCTTCTCAGTACCATAATGACACTCTCCTTCGCGTAGTGGCAGGGCGGGTGGCCTAGTGGTAGATTGCGGGACGGCTGGCGCTTGCGCTGGCCGTTTCGCGTTTGAGGACCCCCCGTTCTTCGATCGGGCGGGGCGATGGCGTCAACCTTCACCACCAACAAGCATCTCGAGCTGCAGGGCACCGGCGACAATTCCGGCACCTGGGGTTCCGAGCTGAACACGGCCGTCTTCACCCTGGTCGACCAGTGCCTGGGCTCGACCACCTCGATTGCGCTCGCGGCCTCGCCGGTGACGCTGTCGACGGCGCAGACGCAAAACCTCGCCATTTCCTTTACCGGCGTCCTGACCGCCAACGTCACCGTGACGATTCCGGCCGTCGGCGGCTTTTTCATCTTCCTCAACTCGACCACCGGCAATTTCACCGTCACCATCGCTTCGGCGGGCGGCGGTACTTCGCAGATCCTGCCGCGCAGCTATGCCGCCTATTTTCTGACGGACGGCACCAACGTCTACAATGTGCGCCAGCCGCTCGGCATTTTCGTCGATGTCGCGGCGGCGGCCAGCGTCGATATCGGCACGGTGCCGAACGGCCTGGTCAACGTCACCGGCTCGGGCGCCACCATCACCAATTTCGGGTCGACGGCGCGCACGGTGCAGACGCTGTTCTATGTCAAGTTCAACGGCGTCAACACCATCACCAATTCGGCCTCGATCGTCTGCCCTGGCAGCGCCGACATCACCACGGCGACCAATGACGTCTATCTGGTCTGGTTTGCGGGCGCTGGCGTCTATCGCATCATCGGCGCCTTTCTCGCCTCCGGCCAGGCGCTGGTCACGCCGTCCTCGACCTTCGTGTCTGTGCCGCAGACGATCCTGTCTGGCCCGAAGGATTCGAGCGGCAATCCCTCGTTTTTCCCGACCTCGTCGGCCTCGCTCTCGCTGCTGTCGCAAGGGCTGACCACCACACCGTTGGTGGTGACCTGCTCGGGCGGCTACGGCGCCAACGGCCTGGTCAACTATATCGCCTCGATCTCGACGAATCAGACCTGGACGGCGACGGCGAGCACGACGACCTATTTCGGCTGGAACCTGCAGACCTCGGCCGTGGTCAACACGACGCTGCGCCCGCTCTATCAGCGCGGCGGCTCGATCTCGACGACCTCGGGTCAGTACACTTACGACATCACCGCCGGGCAGATGTATCTGGGCACCGGTGCCGGCACCTCGACGGTGCGCGTCGTCTTCCTCGGCCAGGGCGTGGCGAGCGGTTCGGCCATCACCTCGGTGGTGATGTACGGCTACCTCAATTCGTTCGGCACGAGCGTCAGCGGCTCGGCCCTGTCGCTCTTTGCGCAGGGCTATGGGCTCTGGGGCTCGTCGCCGACGATCACCGCGGGCAACAATCTGGCCAGCGTTTCCTATGATTCAGTAACGGCCGGCATGGTTTTCACGTTCACGATCGCCTGCGTGAATGCCAATTACCATGTCGATGTCGTCTCGGAAGGCAACCCGGCGGTCGGCAACACCGGCGTCACCCTCTACAACAAGACGACGACCGGATTCAGTGTCAAGGGCGCCAATTCCTCCGGCCAGCTCTCGCCGCGCGCGGGCGATTCCTGGTCGATGATGGTCTATCAGCGCCTCTAACCGAAAGCTTTCGTCATGCAAACCACTGCGCGGGGCCGGGCCCTGATCACGCAGCGCGAGGGCGCGCGTCTGAAGGCCTATCGCGACGCCGTCGGCATCTGGACGATCGGCGTCGGCCACACCGCTGCGGCGGGAGCGCCGGTGCCGGTGGCCGGCATGACGATCACGCCGAGCCAGTCCGATCAGATCCTGTCGCACGACCTCGCCAAGTTCGAAGCGGCGGTGTCGGGCGCCGTGCATGTGCCGCTGGCCGATCACGAGTTCGACGCCCTGGTCTCGCTCGCCTTCAACATCGGCGATGAGGCCTTCGCCCGTTCGACCCTGGTGCGCAAACTTAATGCCGGCGATCGGGCCGGCGCCGCCGAAGCCTTCCTGATGTGGGCCAATGCCGGCGGCAAGCCGATCCTGCTCGGCCGTCGCAAGGCTGAGCGCAAGCAATTCCTCAACCCCTACGGAGCGAGCCCATGACGACGACGGTCCATATCGTCCTGCCGAAACAGAACCACAGGCGCGTGAAGGTGATCACACAAGATTCGGTCGTCACCGTGCCGGGCGAGCGCGAGTGGGGCGCTGAAGACGAGCGGCCCGCCGACATCGTCGAAAAGGGCGAAGTGCTCTCGCTCTACGTCACCGACACCCGCCGCATCATCATCGAAGAAATCGACTGAGGCCTCCCATGATTACGACCTTTGACAAGGCGATCGCCGCCTTCCTCGGCGCGCTGCTCTCTATCCTTGTGCTGTTGCACGTGCCGGTGCCGACCTTCCTGGAGGACCCGACGTTGCAGGCGACGATCGGCGCGCTGATCGCCGGCATCCTGACCTACTTCGTGCCGAACAAGCCGGCCTCTTCGTGACCTGGCTGCAGGCCTTCCTGGCCTTGCTGGAGCTGGTCAATACGCTCGCGAGCCTGGCGCGCGAGCAAAAGCTTGCTGACGAGGGGAGGGCCGATGCTTTTGCCCGTATCACCAAAGCCGCCTTGGCCGATATCGCCGCCGGCAATGCTGCTCGCGCTGCTGCTCGCGCTCGCGATTCTGCTCCTGGCGGGTTGCAGCAACCTGACGGGTGGCAGCGAGACTGATTGGCAGAAACTGTCGAAGGTGGCGGCCTGTGGCGTCTTCGGGCCGATCACCTATTCCAAGCAAGACACTGACGCAACACGCCGCCAGATCCGCGAACATGATGCCGCTGGAGCGGCCGTCTGCGGATGGAAACCGAAATAATGCCTGCCGGCGAATTGCTGATGCCCGTTGATGATGCCCGCGTCCTCAAAGAGGCGGAGATCCTGGTTCTGCGTTCGATTCAGGACGCCATTAAGCGCATCGATTCCAACGGGGAGAAAATGAATGACCGCCTCCAGGAAATAGGAGAGCGCATGATCCGCGTCGAGATGCAGGACACCCGCGCCGATGTGGCGGCGCTGACGGAACGGGTGCGCAGCATGGAAGATCGCCTTGCGATCCAGCAAGGAGCCGTCGGCATTGTCGGCTGGGCCATCGCCAACTGGTACGGCATCGCCATGTTCGCCTTCACGATTTATGTGCTGATGCGCCAAGGTGGCCTGAAGTTTCCCTGAAATCCCTGCGGCCCCGTCCTGTCGCCTGTGGGCCTACCGCCGCTTCCGTAATGGAGGCGGCGGCTTTTTTGCGTGCGGACGGTTCCAAGGGAGCGCTGTGGCGAAGCAGCCGAAAACGCTGGTGGAGCGACGATCGGCGGTCTCGATATCGACATAGGGGCTGAAGCGATCGGTTTTGCGGCGCCAGCGGGCTTCGGCCCAGATCACCTTTCGGATCGCGGGGGGAGGGCGAAAGACGGTGTACCAATGACCGTTCGACCGGAGCATTGGTCAGCTCGGCTCGCCGTGGTCATGCGGACCGAACAGCGCCTCGATCTTCTCGAGACAATAGGGGTGCAGGCCGCCGTGGTTCTCGGAATCCTCCAAGCCCGCGCCGACGCCATAGCCGGAAAAGCCGGTCCAGACGTTGCCGTCCGGCTGCGTCAGGCGGATGAACTGGAAATGGTTGTCGGCGACGATGTAGTGCGCCTCGATCTTGTGGCCGTCGACTTCCATGACGATCGGCGGCCGATTGTTTTCAGCGTGGGTATAGGCATCGAAGGAGGGCGGCGACAGCTCTTCGGCAAAGCCGCGATACAGGCTCGTATAGGATTGCTTGTACAGACAGACGAAAATCGGGCCGTCGCCGAGCACGACATGGAAGCCGCGAATGGCGGAGGGGTCCGGATTCGCCGAGGTCCAGCCCGGCCAGGCGCCCGGCGTCGAGCGCAGGCCTGCAGGGGTAAACTCGACGTCGCTGCGCTCCTCGACGCGCAGGCCGTTTCGGTAGGCGTAGCCGCCATAATCGCTATAGGCCATTGTCGTCTCCGTTCATTGGCGCAGGTGGTTGGTCGGCTGGCCTTCCCGGGTAGCCTGTGCCGCCAAGATTTCTCGTTCGAGGCGCGCTATCATTTCTGCCATCTCGGTCTCGGCCTTCCGGATTTGCCGTCGCATCCTGCGATCGAAAAGCCAGCCGCGCACGAGAAGAAAAAGCAAGAGGGCGACGGTGGTGGCGTTGAGGATGTAGTTGAAACCGACCATCCATGTCGGCTGGACGCCGAGGGCCCATAGAACGGTTGCGCCGGCGACGGCCAGGATGGCTTGGCCGGTGAGTGTCAAGGCGATCTCGACGGTGAGAGCTTGGACATTCATGAGGCGATCCACTCTTCGCCGGTCTCGAGATTGCGTCGCCGGCCGGTTTTGGGGTGCCGGTGCCAGCCCTCGGGATCGCCGCTGCCATTCCATTGGATCAGGGCGATGAGGGCGCCTTCGAGAGACTGGTAGCAATAGCGCTCGGCATAGCCGACAAAGTCGATGTCGACGTGCATCGTCCAATGAAACATCAGCCGGTGGATGCCGCATAAGCGCCCGTCGGGCAGATTGCGCATGGTGACATATTCCTGGCGGATGGCTTGCGGCAATTCGTTGGGTGTGATCATGGGCCTTACCGCAGCTGGCTGGCGTCGCCGACGCCATAGACGCGCTCCAGACGCCTGATCTCCTCGACGATCAGCGCATGCAGACGCGGGCAGCGCTTGGGCATTTCAGCCAGGCCCGTGCCGATGCCGTCACGCGGGATGACGATCAGCCGGCCATCGGCAGCCGCCAGCTGCACGCGGTCGAGCGCCCACAGGATCTCTTCGCGGGCATCGTCCTGGTCGTCCCGGAAAAAGTCGCCGTCGAACAGGGTCGGCGCCCATTTGGTGGGAACGCCGATGGCATTGGGCTCGCCGCGCATCGCCCGGGCCTGTCCGCCGAGGCCGCGCTTGGCGACGTTGTCGCCGAAGACGAAGCGGGCCTCGGGATTGTCGCGACACATCTGCCGGGTGATCTCGTAGGCGTAGATGATCGGCATGGCGGCCTCAGTGCACGGTGGTGGACGAGGGGGATTGCATCTGCTGGTTGGCCTGGATGACGGCATTGATCATTTCCACCACCATCGGGCGCGGCATGGCGAGATAGGCTTCGAGGTCGGCCTGGCGCACCACCATGAGCACGATCGGAAAGCAGCCGGGATCGGCGATCGGCACATCGACCTCGTAGCGGCCGGGCTGCTCGATCGAAAGATGCGAGGGTTTGATGCTCTTGGAATAGGTCACGAAGGTGTGCTCGGGCGGACAGGTGATCGCGATCGTCTCGCCGGGACGCCAGAAGATCACAGCCTCGTTAAGAACGGTCTGAAGGGCCATCCGGCTTCTCCTCGATCAAACGCTGCAGGTCGATCCACGACCTGGCCCCCAAAGGCCGCCAGTTGAAGCAGGGTTGGCCGAGCCAGCCATGCATGATGCAGACGCATGGCTGCACGACGCAGTGTCCATAATTGTCCAGGAAATATGGATCTGGCAAATCCCATTTTTCGGGCGGGAAAGGCACGTATTCATAATCCGTTTCCATGAGGCCTCGGGCGTGAACGACTCGCGAACGAGTCCTGGGACTTTTCCTGGGACTTTCGGGTCCGCAGCTGTCCCTTGTTGGCCTTTGTTCTCCCTTGGTTGCCTCCCGTGAGGGAGGTGGAGAACATTCGTTATGACATTGATTTTTGAGGGGAAATTGTGGTCGGAGCGCCGAGATTTGAACTCGGGACCCCAAGTCCCCCAGACTTGTGCGCCAGATCCTATTTCTCCTTTACTGACATAGGTTTAAGGTCCATCTCGACCTGGTTCTGGGACTTTTTCTGGGACTTTCTCGGCTGCGCGTCTGCGGCATCAAGGGTGTCGCGCACGTCGTTCATGTCGAGATGGGCATAGGTTTGCGCCGTGATGGCGATGGTGGCGTGCCCCAAAAGTTTCTGCGTCGCCTTGAGGTTCCCGGTCTTCTGGATCAGGCGCGAGGCCCGCGTGTGACGCATATCGTGGAAGCGGACGGCCAAGCCCAAACCCTTCTTGTCCTGGACGACGCGGCGCCATTTCGTCTTGAGGCCCTGATAGGTCACAGGGTAGCGCGTGCCGCGCAGGCGCAGGATCTTGGTCTTGTTCTCACGGCAGGTGCGCTCGCACACATAGGTGAAAACCCATTCGTCGTCGGCCTTCGGACAGGCAGACAGGATCGCGGCGATGGCGTTGGAAATCGGGATGGTGTGGGGGCGGCCACCCTTCTGGGTGACGGTGATGGTGCGGCTATCCCAATCGATCTGATCCCAGCGCAGCAGGCACTCGGCCAGGCGCAGGCCGGCGGCCAGGGCGAAGCGGAAGACATCGCGAAAGCCTTCGGGCAACTCTTCGGCGATGCGGTCCTCGTCGGATAGTTTCAGGACGCGCATGACGGCGCCCTTGCGCGTCGGCAGGAGGTGGGTCGTCCATTTCGGCTCGAAGGGAAGGGCCTGCTTCCACACTTCCTTGGCGCGGCGAAAGATCGGCTGCAGCAGCTTGATCGTGGTCATGTTGACGGTGCGCGGTGCCACGAGCTGTTCGGCCGCGCCGGCCTTGGTCTTCTTGCGGCCCCAGCGCGTCTCGCCGCGGCGGCTGGCAACCCAAAGAGCAATGTCGTTGTCGGTGATGCTGTCGAGCCGGCGGTTGGCCCCAAAATAGTCGCGGGCGCGATTGAGGTGGGTGTGCAGCTGGCTCGCCATGGCTTGGCCGATCGCCACCTCGGCCCAATAGCGATCGCAGGCCTGGCCGATGGTCATCGGGGCCAGGCCCTTGCCTACGGCCTTAGCGGCACGACTTTGCCGGGCCCATTCCTCGGCTTCGGCGAGGATCGGCTGGACGGCGGCCCGGGCTTTGGCTTCGGTGGTGGCGGTCGTTGATCCAGAGAACCGACGGCCGCCGCGCTCGAAATCGTAGACGTAGGTCTTGGACCCCTTTGGTTTGTAGACGAGTTTGCTGCCCAAGGGGCGGTGCTCCTGTTGCGTTCGATAAAGGCGGAGAGGTCGGCTTCCTGAAAGAGGATCTTCTTGCGAACCTTGCCGTTGCCGGCGCGAATGAAGGTGATTTCGTTGTCGTCGATATGCCGGCGCAGGGTTTTGGCGCTGATCTTCAAGAGACCGGCGGCCTCGTGCAGGGTGAGCAGGGCTTCCATCAGGGCACCTCATCGCCGACGGACAGGCTCTCGAGATCGGTCCCGACCAGCCGCAGTTGCATGAAGTTGAAAATATGCACGATGCCGTCGTCGTTTTCGACCACGGCGCGCCACTGGCCGCTGCGCTTTTGAAAGACGGCGACCAAGTTGCCCCGAAAATAATAGTCGCCACCGACCTTTTCGACCCGGCAACCGACATAGCTGGTGAAGGGGAGGGACATGAAGCCGTCGCTCATTTTTCATTCTTCCGGCGCTTGGGGAACGGTCGGGACGGCCAGGGCCGTTTCGGCTTTTCGGGTGGGGGCGCCTCGCCGGTGGTTCTGGCGAGGAGCGTGGCGCGAAAGGCGGCCTGGTCGGCGGCCAGGCGCTTGGCCTTGGCGATCGCGGCGATGTCGCTGCCGGCGGAGGTCGCCGGCGTGCCCCAGGTCTTGATCTCGTGCTCCTCGACCAAGAGCGGCTGGATATAGCGCGGGTCGTTCGGGTCCGGCGTCATGACGCCATCGTCGTTGACGGCCCTCGTACCGAGCGGGGGCATGTGATCCCAGTGGATCTGGCCGCGGCGGATCTGCTCCAGCGTAAAGCCGAGGGCGAGCAGGCAAGCGTCGAGCCGCACGCCGACGGGAACATATTTGCGATGCTTGGCCGTGGTCAATCGATGACCTCCGGTTTGCCGCCAAGGCCGCAATAGCCGCGCATCGGCTGGCGCTCGCGCGTGTACCAGCCGCCAGCGGCCTCGCCGTTGTTGCCGCTGCAATTGAAGATCCAGCGCTCCTCGGCGGCCGGCGGCGGCTGACCGTTGGACAGGAAAAGTTCTTCCTGCTCGACGAACCAGCGCCAAGCCATGCAGCCGGAGCCGCGGCAACCCATCTCTCCGCCCGAAAAGCTCGCCGGGCAGCAGAAATCATGGGCATCCTGCTCTTTGTAGATCACGCCGCAGCCTCCTCGATCGCATCGGTCAGGTTGACGCCGGAAACCCTTTCGACTTCCCGGCGCCAATGCCCGGTGGGAATACCGGGCAGCATTTCGCGCAGCACGATTTCCCGACAGAACTCGACATGGTCGAGCCATTCGGGCGGCGTCCAGTCCTTGGTCGAGGAGGATTCGAAGTGCAGGACTTCGCCCTCCTGGCCGATCTTGGCGGCCTTGATGCGAAAAGCGCGCATCATGAAGATCGAATGCACGGCATCGCCGTTGGGCAGGCCCATGCCCTTGGCCAGATAGTGGCAGAGATTGCGGTAGAAGCGCCGCAACTTGTCGGCATCCTTCATGGCCAGGATGACGAGCATGGGCTTGTTTTCGGCGAAGCGAGCAAGCGCCAGCCTGTCGTATTCGGCGGCAGGCACCAGCGTCACGCCAATACGGCAGGCGGCGATCTCGATCATGCGGGATTCCTCAGGGAAGGGCGCCGACCGGAGCGGCAAAGAGGGTGAAGGGAGTGTTGAGAACGCTTGGTTCGCGCGGCCATTTCACCGCGCCGGTTTCGGCGAGGCTGCGCATTGCCTGCGCCCCTTCGGCGGGCGTGGCGTGCGGCGGCCAGATGCTGAACAGCTCGTAGGTCTGATCATCGTCCAAGCCGAGCCACGCCTGCGCCGTCTGGCGCACGGGGATACCGGCCAAATCGCTGGCGCGTGTCAGCTTTGCGGCGATATGAACGGTCCACGCCGCAAGGCAACCGGCGCGCTCAGCATTGCGTCCGCCGTAATCGGTGAAATGTTGCTCGGGATGGTAGGCGCCCATATTGAAGCCGAGTCCTTCGATGGAACCGGCCTCGACGACGTCGGCAACGTGCAAAAGACGATCGTGGAACATCGCATTACTCACTGCTGGAGGGTTTTGTGCCTGGCCTGATAGCCCGCCAGCCAGGCCTGGCGGAGAGGGGTGTTTTCGATAAGGTCTTCCGGCGGATCGGCCATCTTGCCGGCGGCGGCGGCGAGCGAGCCGCGCTTGCGGGCCCGGGACAGCTCTTCGTCGTCGACCGACGCATCGGCCTGGACCTGCGGGCGACCGGGCGGGGGCGCGGGCGGTGCCGGCGGGGTGGCCGGTTCCGGCGTGTCGGCCAGGGTGCGCTCGATCGCCCGGGCCTTCATGGCGATCAGGGTGCGGGTCTCGGCGGCCGACAGCACGCGCGGCGGCTGCTGGCGCTTGGCCCAACGCTCCTCGATCTCCATCGGTGACTTGCAGGCGGCCAGCGCCTTGTCGGCGGCGATCAAATAGCGGGCGAAGTCGAAATCGCTCTCGCCGACGACTTCGCGCACCGGGGCCTCAGCCGGGGCCGGCTTGGGCGCAGGCGGTGGGGGCGGGGTGGGCGGCGCCGGCTCCGAGGGTGGCGGTGGGGGTTCGGGTGCCGGCGGAGGAGGAGGCGGCGCAGGGGGCGTTTGCGGCGCTTCCTGGGGCATATCTTCGGGCGGTACGTCCTCGCTCTCCGGCTCGGGCGCCGGCTCGTTCTGATTGGCGGGGACCGGGATCTCGCGCGGCGCGCCGACCTGCACCGAACCGCCATCGGTCTCGACCACGGCATCGATGATGACCTCGTCGGCCGGCGGCCTGTTGTGGCCGATCGGCGGCGGAGGCGGCTGCAGCGAGATGCCGTCCTGCATCGGCACGTCCTGCTGCTCTTCGATAATGGCCAGGCCCTTGAGCACATCGGGGAAAGCATCGCGCAAGGCGAAGGCGCGGGCGCGCATCTGCAGCATGCGCTTGGCATAGCCCTGCCAGGGGCCGGGCTTGGCCCACAGCTGGGCGCGCTTGGCCTCGGCTACCGAAAACTCGCCCTTCTTCGGCTTCTTGCCCTTGCGGTGAACGAGGCAAACCGCCTTCCATGAATCGGTGAACTCGACGCCCTCCATGAATTCCTCATGGTCGTCGAGCAGGCCGGAGCGCTCGCACAGGCCGAGGGCGGCATCGCCCCAAACCGAGGGGCGGCCGTTGATCATGGCAATCGACTGCAGCGCCATCATCGGCGGCAAGCCGACTTCCATGCCGTGCAGGATGGCGGCGACGGCCGTCTCTGCGCTCTTGAACGGCGTCCAGCCGGCGGCGACGGCGAGCTGTGCCAGGCGCCAGGCCTCGTCGATCGTGGTCGGCACGATCGCCTTGACGGTGGCGCCGGCGACGATCGGGCCCTTGTTCGGGCGCGCGTCTTCGATCTGCAGTGCGGACATGGAAGCTCCTTAGGCCGCGCGTTGTTCGGTGATGATCTCGCAACCCGGCGCCGCGATCCGCGCCTTGGAGGCGGCGAGGGCGTTGGCCAGGCTCTGGACCACGGCGCGCACTTCCTCGCTCTCGGCGAAGTAGGCGAGCGCCATGGCATAGTCGGTGATCTGGGCGCGGCGGAATTCGCGCATCGCCACGGTACCGCGCGTGCCGGCCTTGACCGGTTCGGCGGTGACACCTTCTGTCTTGGCAGCGTTCGCCTCGCGCCGCGCCTTCTCGGCGGTCAGAAAGCCGGCGATCTTGGTCTTGACCAGCTTCTTGGCGGCCTCGGCCTGGTTCGACAGCGGGAAGTACTTTTCGCGCAAGACCTGCAGGGCCCGGTTGTGCGGGCGCATTTCCTTTTCATAGCGGGCGTCGGCCTCGTTCTGCAGCTCCTGCAGCGACTTGACCAGATCGGCATAGGCGTCGGCCTGAATCTGGTTCTTGGGATCGGGCAGCGCCCGCGCCGTTTCGGCCTTGGCGGCAATGTCTTCCTTGAGCAGGGTGAATTCGTCCGGCGGCTGGTTGTGGCCGATGGAGGGCACGATTTCGTCGCTCGGCTTTTCGATCTGCTCGGCCAGTTCGGCGGGCAGCACATTGGTGCTGGCGCTCGGATCGGTCTTGCGTCGCGGTGCCGGCTGGGCGACGGCGGTCTTGACCACCTCGGCCGTGGCGGCGGCAAAGCCGCTGGCGGGGAGGATGCGCTCGTGCGGCCAGCCCTTGCCGGCCATGACGTCGAGATAGAGCGCATGCTCGATCGGAAAGCCGGCGACCTGCAAAAACAGGTCGGCGATGTCGTTGGCATCGCCCACGGGCTTGCCGGCCTTCAAGGCGACGGGCTTGCCCTCATGAAACCAGATCGCCACCGGATCGAAGCGGCGGGTGCGGTAATAGCCGGTGTGAATGTCGCCTTCATGCGCCTCGGGCCGCTTGCCGGCCAGGGCGTCGAGATAGAACTGCCATTCGCTCATCGTTTCGCTTTCTGGGTCGGATCGGCGTTGCGGGCCGGGGCCTCGTCATAGAGAGGCGCCAATTCGGGAATGCGGCGCAGGCGGGCGATCAGGGTGATGACACCGCGCCCGTCCTCGCCATTGGCAAACCGCCATTTGCCGGTGCTGGGCCAGAAGTCGACCCGATGCTCGATCCGGAAATGATGGTTGGAGAATTTCAGATAGTCGAAGCCGTTGGCGACCAGATGCGCGATCGGATCAACAGCCCGCATTCAGCGCCCTCCGACGCCGAGCTGCGCCGCGGTCAGGCGATGCTCGTCATTGGGGTCGCGACGCTTGGCCGGCGCGTCGAATTCGCCGGTCTCGCGAATGAAGTCCTCGATGGCGTTGTATTCGGGGCGCAGCAGATCCTGCCAAGTGTCCTCGATCACCGAGGCCAGAGCTTCTGGCGCCACGTCGGCGCCGCTGAACTGCTTCAAATCCTTAACCTCGCGCACAAAAAGAGCGGCGACGATCTCCAGGATTTTGCGATGACGATCACGAATTTCCCTGGCATCTTCGGGCCAGGGCTCGCCGTTCAGTTCGTGGATGCCCGGTTGCAGCGCGGCCAGCTCGGCCAGGAACACCGAATAGGACACTTTTTGAGCGCTCTTGAAGAGTGAAATCATGAGAGGATTCCGGCTTGAGGGTCGATTGCCAGAGGACCCTATGCCAAAAATTCCAGATTTTCAAGAACGAACTTCTCCAAAATATGGATTTGTTGCCGGCAAAAAGTGTGCAACGATACTGGAATGTCGGTTGCCGAGTACCCGCTTTTTGGCCACGCGCATATCGCGTGATTCGGCAAAGCCGATAAAACGCCCTCGAAAGGTGGGCATAGGGAGATTTTTCAGATGGGCGTGGAACAGTCGACGGCCAACTACAGCTATAATCGACGGATTGCCCTCAACTTGGCCGCACAGCTGCCCGACAGCCGGCAGGATGCCCTGGAAGTGGTGGAGTTTTTGCGTCAGCTCATCGGCTTCATCGCGCCGGATCAGCCGGTCTTTCCCGGCAACGCGGAGCGGATTTCCGACAGTTTCGACAATAGCTTGCCGGATAATCCGGACTCGTTGCCGAAATAGATCCAGTCCAGTGTCAGGCCGGGGATGCGCTGCACCAGATGGATGGCAGCCCATTGCGGCAACGGTTTACCATTTTCATAGGCTGACCAGGTGGAATAGCCGATGGCGTATACGGTTGCGAAAGCACCCTGCGTCGGATAGCCGAGCAGGGTGCGCAGGAGCCTCAGACGGGCGCCGACCGCGCCGTAATCGAAATTCAGATCCGTTGCCATGTGCGCCATGGTAAAAGCGATTCTCCAATTTGACGATCTAGATTTTTCGGATTTACATTCCAGAAAATCTGGATATGGTCGGGCCATGTTCGTTGCGAGTTTGACGCCCCTGTATCGGGTCGATGCGGTGATCGAAGTGCTCGGCGGCAATAATGTCGTCGCCGAATTGACCTCGACCCCTCTCCATCCGGTGCGCAACAAGACGGTGTGGTCCTGGCGGGCTCTGAACAGCTTTCCCGCCAAGACCTATGTCGTCCTGTCTTTGGCTCTCATGCGGGCCGGCTATTGTGCGCCGGTAGCGCTGTGGGGGATGATCGATCCGACCGAAACGGTTCACAGTGGACCAACCTTTCATCCTGCGAGTTGAACGTGCCCGCTTCCCATCGCTCCACCGCCATCGCCCACCACGCCGCCCGATCGACACGCACGGCCTGCACGAGTTCGCTGGCCAGTTCGCCGATCGGGCGCCAGTTGTCCTGGTGATCCAAGATGTCCTCGACGCAACGCAACGTCCGCAACGCTTACCCTCCGACGTCGCCTATTCTGCCCATCGTCGACAGACAGTTGGGCGTGACGGCGAGACTGCTGGGCTCCTTGAGGGAGCCTGATGTCGGCGAGGCGCTGCGCGCCTTCCTGCGCAAGCGCCATCCCCACGACACCGCCAAGGCGGTCGGGCGCCTGACCGGGATCTCACCGCACAGCGTCGACAAATGGCTGAACCGGGCCTCGATCCCCAGCGGCGTGCCGCTGCTGCGGCTGCTCATCGCCTACGGCCCCTCGCTGGCGGTGGCGCTTTTGCCCAATGGGCCGGAGTGGCTGAAGGAGGCCTATCGCAGCGAGGTCAAGGAACAGCTGCGGGCGGAAATGGCGGAAATGGCGGCCAAGCTCGAGCAGATGCCGTGAACCGGCTGCAGCTCTGGGGCCTGCGTCTCATCTCCGCCTTCTCGCTCTGGCTGGCCCGGATTCACATCCGGGCGGGCCGGACCAACATGCAGATCTCGGACTGGGCCGACAACAAGATAGGAGGCGAGGATGGAAATCGTAGCGATCCTCAAAGAGGCGACGGACAAGCTCAACCACCACAGTGAGGGCGTCGCCTTCAACCTCGGCGACCTGCAGCATGCGATCGAGCAGACCGCCAAGCACGCGGCGATGTCGCTGGAGGAGATGCGCCAGCTCGCCCTGTCCTCGCGCTCCGCGCTCGGCAAGTCGATCGAGGAAATGCGGGCGGCGTTCGGCGAAGTCTGCGATTCCATGCTGAGCCACGTCGAGGCCGGCCATGCCGTGCAGATGACGCAGCTCTCCACCGTCGCCAACGTCGTCGACCAGTCGCTGCGCGATCTGACCAGTGCCGCCGAAAAGATCCGCGGCACTGTGCTCTCCCAGATCTCGACGCCGCTCCCGACCGGGCAGCTGAAAGTGTTTCCGCCGCTGCGCCTGGCCGAAAATCTCGACCAGACGCTCAACGACAACCATGATGACACCAAGGTCGCCTGAGGCATGCGCAATCAAAGGGACGCCATCGCGGTCATGTCCGATCGCGTCGGCTGCACGAAGGAACAGGCCCGCGAAACGCTGTACCAGCTCGGGCAGGCCCTCAAGGTGACGCTCAATACCGGCGAGCGCGCCTTCATTCCCGGCATCGGCTATTTCAAGATCAAGGTCCGGCCGGCGCGCCAGTATCGCAAGCCGCTGACCAATGAGCCTATCGCCGTGCCCGAACGCAAAACCGTGACCTTCAAGCCGGCGGCCGATTTCCTGCTGGGCCTGAAGAAGTGAGGCATGGTGCGCGATCTCGCCCTGGGGCATCTCAAGCCCGGCTCGATGAACAAGACCGAGGCGGCCTATGCGCAGCGGCTGGAGCTGCTGCGCCGGGCCGGGAAGATCCTCTGGTACGAGTTCGGCGCCCTGAGCCTGCGCCTGGCGCCGGACACCTTCTATCGACCGGATTTCGCCGTCATGGCCGGCGACAGCGTTTTGGAGATGCACGAGGTCAAGGGGTTCTGGCGCGAGGATGCCCGCGTCAAGATCAAGGTCGCGGCCGAACTGTTCCCGTTTCGCTTCCTGGCGGTGCAGCGCGCCGGCTCGGACTGGACGACAGAGGTGTTTTGATGATGGCGCTGGCGCGTGAGGCGAGGCTTCTGTTCGAACATGGCACCATGCCCGACGTGCTGCCGGCCGGCGCGGTTTTGGGCGCGGCGGTGCGGGACCTGGCCAAGCGCGAGGTGATGGCCAAGACCGCCAATGGCGAAGGCCAAGCCTACGCCTTCCTCGCCTGCCATGTCCGCACCGCCGGGGGCAGCGTGCAAAAACTCCTGGCGCGCGCCCTCAAGGATATCGAGCGCGGCCGGCGTTCAGGAAAACTCAACACTCGTCGTCTCTATTTTTCAGAACAGAAGTTGACAGAGGCCCTGGCTTTGGCAAAGGATCAGTCCCTATGGTGAAAAGTGTATTGGTCGATGCCTCAGGGTTGATCTATCAGGGTTTTCATGCCTCCAAGCGGCAGGAAGATCAGTTTCGCCTACGCTCCGATGGTTTCCCCGTAGCGGCCTTGCGTGACTTTACGCGACGCATCTGGAATTTCGTATTCGACGGCATTCGCGGCATCCAACTCGATCGCGTCGGCATCGTCTTTGACTATGACGGCCGCACCATCCGCCACGATCTCTATAGCGGCTACAAGGGTGGCCGGGATGAGCGCCCCGAGGAATTGAAGCAGCAACTTCCGCTCATGCGCGATGTCGTGCGCGCCTTCGGCCTGATCCCGATCGAGCTGGCTGGCTATGAGGCCGACGACCTGATTGCCTCCTATGCCAAGCTCCTGCACGAGAACAACGGCGATGAAGTCGTCATCGTCACCTATGACAAGGATTTCTGCCAGCTGGTGCGCCCCGGCGTCACGCTCTATTCGCCGGCGGTCGGTGATCCTCGCTTTGCCGGCTACCGCCCGGAAAAATGGATGAGCCGTGACGAGGTGATCGAGAAATTCGGCGTGCCGCCGAGCCAGGTCGTCGATGTCCAGTCGCTGATGGGGGACGCGGCCGACAAGGTGCCGGGCGTGCCGAAGATCGGCGAGAAGCTGGCGGCCGAGCTGATCCGCGATTTCGGCTCGGTCGAGAACGTCATCGCCTTCGCCCACACCATCCGCAAGCCGGCGACGCGCAAGGCGATCGAGGCCCATATCGACGACATCCGCCTGTCGCGCCAGCTCGTCTCGCTGTTCGACGATCTCGACGTGCCGGTGCCGATCGAGGCACTGGCGCTCAAACCTCCAGAACCTGAACCTCTCCTCGCCTTTTTTACGCAGATGGAACTTGTTTCGTGGCGCCGTCGTACCTTGGAACATTTCGGTCTCGTCGAGGCAGTCGAGCATGCCTGATGAGCGCCCCGGTCAAATGGCTTCCCGAACAGATCGCTGCCCTGCGCCAGTTCTGGCGCGAGGGCCAGTCGACGGACGAGATTGCCCGGCGCCTGGGCACGTTCACCGCCAAGGCCGTGTCGCTGAAGGCGCATGGCCTGGGCCTGCCGCGCCGCGCCGAACCGGGACCGCCGGCGGTCAAGCGCTCTGCCGGCATCACCTTGCCGGCGATCCGCGGCTCCTCGAAGGAGGAGCGGTTTTTGTCCGTGCCCCTGCTCTGGGGCCCGGCCCGGGAAAACTGCAGTCTGA